GGATAGGTCCCCATCAGCCGGCCCGTCCTGCCAGGAGGATGGCGTCACGAAGGGCTTTCGGGAGCAGCCGCCGATCGGTCGCGAGCTCCGCGCGCAGTTGATCGAGCTTGTGCTCGAGGACCGCCGTACTCATCCCGCGCTGAACCAGCGTAGTGCCTCCGGCCTCATACGCCTGCGTCTCCCGCACCGTCAACACGCGCTCTCCAGGCGTCAACATCGCCGGCACGGTGTCGGTGCCACGTGGGAGAAACGGCAGCAGCCGCGCCCCGCGCGAGGCGTGGAGAATGCCGTTCCTCGTGACGAGTCCCCCTTGTGCGGCGAAGTTGTTTTCGTCGCGATTGGGACGGTTGTCCCGATAGTTGATGTCGACATCGACATTGCGTGGAATGTCGCCGATGCGGCCAATCGTCCCGCCGATCTTGTCGATCAACTCCTGCAGCTTGGCGATGATCTTGTCGAACTCAGAGACGATCGGCGGCGCGAAGGTCAGCTTGGAAATGTCGGTGATCTTGTCGCCATTCTCGTCGGTGAGCTGCCCCGTCTTCAGCAGCTGCTCAATCCACGGCCGGAAGTTTTCGGGAATCGCGATGCCGGCCTTCAATGAGTCGTTCACGAGGTCGTTGATCGGCTTCTTCATGATCCGCAGCGCTTCGTCGACGTCGCCGAGGCCGCGCGCGAGGGTATCGAAGTCGTTGACCACGTCTTTGGCGAGATCACGTAACCGGGCGGCCTCGAAGGCCGGCCCCAGCTTTGTCAGGTCCGCCCCGTACTTCTGGGCGATGTCCTGCAGTGTCTTGAAATCCACCTCCGTGTTCGACGCCAACCCGGCGAACGCCGCCGCGACGTCGCCAGTGATCAGCTTCATGTCGATCAGCTTCTGGATCCCAGCCTTCAATGCCTCTGGAATCACGCCACCCGTCCGCTGCACGACAGACAGGAAGTCAGCGACGGCCGTCGAGTTCTCCTTGACCTTCTTTTCCTGAGCGGCGAAGGCTGCGGTGAGGTCGTCGATTGCCTTCTTGTAATCGACCGCGTTCTTGGCTTGCAGCAATTTGTCCAGCGTGACGCCGGCCGCAGCGGCTTTCTCGTTCAGCGCGCCGAGTCCGCCGGCAGCATCCACCCAGGCTTGCCGCAGCTTGTTGGTTTCGCGCTCGGCGGCACCAGCCGACCGGAAGTACCCGATCAGGGCGCCGGCCACAGCGCCGACCGCCGCCCCGTATGGCCCAGCGACCTGCATTCCGATTTTCATGCCGGTCGCCGCTCCGCCCAGCGTCGCCTTGACCCGGCTTGTGCTTTGCGTGGCGGCGTCCATCGCGCCGACCATGCCGAATACGCCTGTCGAGAGTTCCGCGAAGCCGGCTTTCGTCTGACCCGCCTTGATCTTGTCCAGGCCCTTCATGAAGGTCTCGCCGGCTTTGGCGCCAGCGCTCATGGCCGCTATCACGATCCCGATATCCTTCACGATGCCGCCGAATGCGCCGCCGGCGATATTGGCGAGTTGTTCGAAGGACCGCGCGAGGTCGTCGAGACTGGCGACACCGCCGTCTCGCATTTCCCGCATGTTCTTCTGAGCGTTCGCAGACAGGTCCGGCATCAGCCCCTGCATCCCAGCGAAGGACTTCGTCGCCGCGAGTTGCAGGTCACCCATCTGGATCGCGAGGTCCTTGAGCACGAAGCTCATGCCCTTCATTCCATCGGCCACAGCCTTCGCGCCCTGCTCGCCGACCTTTCCGAACGCGTCCATCCGTTTGATGGTCTCGTCGAGGCTCTTTTGGTTCTCTTTGTCGACGTTGATGATTGCGTCGATCTGTTCTTTGGTGACCCCGTAGATTTTCCCGATGGTGCCCTGAGCAATGCCGCGGGCGATGTCGGAACGGATCCCCTCGACCGTGGCCTGGTTCATCCCGTCCACAGTCTTCTGCGCCGTCTCGGCGACGGAGTTGTATTCACGAAGGGTGTTCGCGGCTGACTTCTGCGCCGCCGTCAGTTTCGTCGCCTGTGTGACGGCCGCAGTTACCTTCCCGGTATGAACCGCCGTCACGGTTGAAGCCTTGCCGATCCCGTCCGTCAGAGCCTTTATGCTCTCGACGGCTTTATTGCCCCAGTCGATCCAGTCTTTCTCTGCGGCCTTATCCTGCTGGAGCGCGGCGCCGCGAGCGGCGATCGATTGCAGGAGCGAGTCGATGTTGCTATTGATGCGCACGATGTCGTCACCGAACGCCTTCCCGAACGACGCCACGTTCAGAAGACGCGCGACGCCAAGCGCCGCATATTCGAACGCCAGCGCCACGCCCTGCACGACCTGCATGACGTCTCGGAACACGACCTGCAGCGCGTTGAACTCCACCATGACGAACGAGATCGCCGTGATCGTGGCGCTCAACGAGCCAGTCACGAAGTCTGCGAATCCTTGCTTGGTCCTCGCGGTGGAGGCGGCCACACCATCCAGGCTGGAGGACATCCCATCCAGCGCATCGTTGACGTTCTTGCCCAGATCGCGGATGACTTCAAAGTAGGGCAGCAATGTGCCGGCCATCATCATGTTCACCGTGTCGGTGAACGTCGACATGACACCTTCCCACGTGCCAGCCTGCGTGGCCATCGCCCCGGTGAACCCGCTCAGGCTGTCCTTGAACACATCGAAGATTTCAGCGGCCGACTTGCCGCTCTTCTGCATCGCCTCCATCTGGTCGCGCGCCTGTGGGCTGAGCACGGCCAGTTCCTGCAGGCGCATGGCGGCTTCGCCGAAGGGCTTGCCGCTCTGCAACATCGCGTACATGCGGCCGACCCAGAACCCGAGCTCATTGATGGGCGCGCCAGTCGCCGCGGACGCATCGCCGAGCAGCAGGATGTTGGCTTTGGTATTCAGGGCCGCACCACCGAAGGTCTGCAGCTTCAGCGACGCTTCGATAATCGGGCCGGTTTCGAATGGGGTTTTCTTCGCGATCTCGAAGAGGTCCTTGACGTGCGAGGCGGCTTGATCCGAGTCCCCCATTAGGGTGGTGAATTTCAGCTTGGTCGTCTCGAGCGACGCGTTCATCTTGAAAGCGTCGGTCACGACGCCGATCATGGCGCTGCCGATGCGCTTGAAGGCATCCGCTGCCAAGTTGCCCGCGAACGTACCGATAGCTGCCCCGACCGCGACCATGCGCGTTGTGAGCGTCCCGGCCTCTGACGCCGCGCCTTTCAGTGCCGCCTGCTGTGCCTGAATCGCTTTCGATACCTTGGTCAGCTCCGGCGGGACGTCCGTGCCTAACGCGCGGAACGCATCCAGGCCCTTCGCCACAGTCCTCGCCATCGCGTTGAGTTCGTCGCTGGTGACCTTCGTGACGCCGCCGACCAGTTCCAGACCACGGGCCGCATTCACCGCGCGATCGGCCAGTGTCTGTTGAGCAGTCGTGACAGCCTTCATGGCCACGGCGATCTGATCTAAGGACTTGAGGGCTTCACGGCCGACCGGCGTCGATCCAAGGCGTGCAAGTTCACCATCGACAGTCTTCGCCTGCTTGCCGAGTGAGTCCAGCGCCTTCTGGATCTCCTCGTCCTTGGCGCCGATCTTGACGACCAGAGAGGTGATGCCCGTAACCGTCTCCTATTCAGTCCGCACGCGGCGCTTGAGCAGTTTCTTCACCGTCAGCGTGTTCCCGCGTCCCAACCAGGGGTTCAGCACCCAACAGGCGAGCTGGGCCAGTCGTTCCAGTTCCCGGTTCTCGCGTTCGAACGCCGCCTCGAGCCGCCACGACAGTTCCAGCGGGGTCAACGCGCCGAACGCGGTCGCTGAAAGTCCGAGAAACCCGATGCCCACACGTTCCATGCGTTCCGCCCACCGTTCGAACGGCGTCAGTCCGTCGCCAGCGACGCCGTCTGACTCGCTGCCGCTGTCGTAGGGTTTTCCTCACCGCCGTCAGCCTTCCCGAACACGCCGGAAGCCTGGAGGGCCTTGAACAGGGCGGTAAACAGGTCCGTGGCGTCCCCGCCGTTGTCGATGAACTGCTGGATCAACTCTTCCGCCTTGGTTTCGGTCATCCGAGGGTTGATGTGCTTCAGGCCGTAGCAGGTCATCAGCACGATCGCCTCGGTGGTCTGCCCGTTCTTGAGCAAGACCTGGATGCCGTATTGCGACGCGCGATCGAGTTGTCGCGCCGTCGAGATGGTGAACCGGAAGTCGACGTCGGGCTTGCCGGGAATGAGCGGGAACGAAACGGAAGTCATCCTTCTACTCCTTGACGCGACAGAACCGGCCGGAAGGCCAGACGCCCTCCGACCGATGCGATCGCGTCCGTGGTCCTGCCCCCGCAGGACATGTGGACCGTGCGTTAGAACACGCCGACGGTGCGTGAACTTACGCGTAAGCTCGCACTGAATGTGGTGATGCCGTCCACGCTCGATTGCGGCCCGCTGTAGCTCAGACAGGTGCAGAGGCCGGTGATCTTCGTCAGCCCGGTTGTCGTCCCGCCAGGGCCGTACTGGTAATTGAGTCCCTGCCGGCCTTCGATGCCGGAGAAGAACGTCTCAGCCGCGGGGGACCATTTGCCGGAGAGCTCAAAGCCCTTCGTGGCAAAGCCCGGGATGATGTTCTTGATCGGGATGGCCACGCCTGGCTGGAACGTGGTGCCGTCCTGCTCTTCGGTGTCGCTCGACCCATCGACGCCGTCGAGATACGTGCTGATGTCGGTCAGCACCGCCGCTGCGTTGTCGAGTTTGAAGCTGGTGCCGACGCCACTGATGGCCATGCGCGCTCCTCTTGATGAAACCAAGAGGCTTCACAGCGCACGCGCGGCGATCCGGCTTCCCTCAAGGACCGCGGAGGAGTGCTACCGCCCCGATTACCGACTCAATCGATCTTCTGCGACCTTCAAGATGCCCCGCCAGAAATTGATCCGGCGAAACACCTCGCTCACCGTCTCACTGCGCCCCTGCCGCTGCGCCCACGTTTCCTCCACGGTGAGCAGCGCGCGGAAATGTCGAATCTCCTGCGCGATGTGATGCACCGTGTCGGGCGTCATCCGGCCGGCGCCGGCACGCTCGCTTTGCACATCGTGCATCGGTACTCCGGTACCCCGAACGTTCCGATGTTCTCCGTCTCGAGGTGCGGGCACGCCGGCGGATCGATTGGAATCGCCTCGGCGCTTGCCAGCATCGAATCGATCAGCGCCCGCATGGACACCAGCCGTGCTATCCATGCGTCACGCGTAAACGCTCGGTCGACAGAGCCTTCTACGAGCGCTCTGAGAGCGACTGCGTCCGGATCCGGTGGCACGTAGGCCATTAGGCACTCGTGCCCACAATGACCACGTTCACCACGATGGTGTTGGTCGCCGCCGTGTTGACCAGCGAGATCAAGTCTCCCGTGCCAGCGGTCACCGCGAACCCGGCCGCCGGGTCATCCCACAGAAAGCGCCCGCCCGCCGTCAGCACCGCCAGCGCCCCGCTCGCGGCGCCGAAGAGGATCGCGCCGTTCGCCGCGGGGCGTTCGATCCGCAGCGTGTTCAGGCCTGACACGTGCTTGACGAAGATCGTCTTCACCTTCACGAAGGACAGGGCCGCCCCGAACGCATCGGTCAGGACGCCCGCCAGGTCGATGCTCTGCGTCGCGCTGCCGACAATGGAGAACTGAGCCGAGTACACCTTGTCGGCCTGATTCGCGCCGACGCCGCTGGTGCAGATGACTTCGTCCAGTACATCGACCGGCGCGCTCACCGTGGTGAGGCCCGCCACGGCGGACAACGTGTTGCGAACACGAACACTGATGACTTGTGAGTCAAGAGGCATCGGACTACTCTCCTTCTTACGACGACTGGTGAGCGGTGATACGGAACGTACCCACCAGCTCGCGTGTCACCACGTTGTTGATCGTGTCCTTCAAGAGATCGGCGCGCACGAATTCGACGATCGCGGTCGGATAGCCGGCGACGATAAGCGGAAGGCCGTCGAGCGCCGCCTTTACGAGCGAGAGCGTCGCATTCACTTCCGCATCGCCGCGATAGTTGCTGACGACCCGCACATGGAGCGTGGCGACACCGCCCCACTTCGACAGGTTCGCATCGCCCATCGTATTGAAGGGCGTTTCGTCGACCCCTTCGACCAGCACGTAGGGCATGGTCACGCCTGCCGGCTGATCGGTAATCCGCGCGGCCGGCACGACCGCCGTGAGCGCGGCCGTCGCCTGGAGCTTCGCGAGGACCGCCGCATGAACCGGCGCGAGGGCTAAGGTGCTAGCCATCAGCGCCGCCCCCATTCCACATGCCCACGGAGTTCTTCGGTCGCGATACGAGGACGCAGCTGCGGGGGCACGTTCCAGTGCCGGAATTCGCCGTGCTCGACGTACTTCCGACCTTCCGCGTTCAACCGATAGAGCCGTACCACACCGCGCCGGCCATCGGCGTAGAAGCAACGGTTCGTCACCTCGACGCGGCACACGCGCGTGTGGTTCAACCGAGTACGACGAAGGTCTCGGCGACGATGAACGTTCAGAGTCATCAGTTCATGTCTCCGATCGCCGCGTTGATCGCCTGCTCGGTGCGATCAATGTGCGGCCGCTCCTGGCCGTCCGCCGCCGGCTTCATGAACGGCCGCGCCGAGATGTTCCGCGTCACGAACCCCAGTTCGTACCAGACGCCATACACCGCTGGGGTCTGATGGGACGTCGTCCCGCCGCGCCCTGGCAGCGTCACGTTGTCAAGGCCGACGCGCCAGTTCAGGCCCTTTCCCTCGACCTTGATGGCGCGAATCAGGCTCCCCTCTCGACGCGGCGCGAACCCCTGGGCGGACAACTGGACGTTCCTCGCGGTCTGGGCGCACGCGGCCCCGACACGAGCGCGGAGCGTCTCCCCGCCGCGCTCGAGGGCGCGTTCCAGGCCGCGGACGCCGTCGAGGGTAAAGAGGGCCTTCACAGCAACTCCGTCGCGTACACGGTCAGCCAGCGCCTGTCCCCGGCCTCGTCGCCGTAGTTCACGATCTGGAACGTCCGGTTTTCGAAGGGCCACGAGATTCGCCAATCGGCCCTGATGTCGGTCCGATACCGCAGGGTGATCACCATGGCGTTGACGGCGACCTGGGCGCCGAACTTCAGCAACTCGTTCCCTCCTGCGCTTCGAATGTGAGCCGGGACATGTCCGACTGTCGTGACGTATCCGTCGCCGCTGGTGCCGGCTGGGATTTGCAAATCGACGCGATAGCGGAGGTCTCCGGCCGTCGTGCGACCACGGCGCCCCGCGTCTACCATACGAACGACGGCGGTTTCCAGAACACGCGGTCAGACCAGCAGGCCTCCGCGGCCTGCCGTGCTCGCTCGCCGTACTCTTGGAGTCCTTCCCGATCGCAATCGAGATATCCGACATACACGAGGAGCCCTTGCCGGATGCGGTCCGGGATTAACTCCTTGGAGGTCCAGCCAACCTTGTAGGTGATCTCGATGCGACTGACGATCCGATCGCTTTGCACCGATGGCCACGTCTGCTGCGGCTTGCGCACGATCCGCCCTGGCCGACTCGTCGTGTCGACATCGTAGATTGTGGTCGAGAGCGTTTGTTGCACGCCGGCCGAGTCGTAGTACTTGATGGAGGTCACCGACTGGAGCGGCGCGGCCATCGGCAGCCAGATGCTGTCCGCGAAATACGGTAGCGTGAAGACCCATGTCTGCGTGAGCAGTCCGCGGCTCATGTAGTCTTCCGCGGCAGCCCGAGCGGCGCTGATGTAGCCGTCCCACACGCCGTCTTCGTCGTCGTGCGTCACGCGGGCCTGCGCTTTCGCTTCCGCGATCGAGAGCGGTTCTTCGGTCGGCGCCGTCAGGAGCGCCCACTCGCAGCCCTCAGAGGCACAGACGTCATACATGAGCCTTCGTCCGTTTCACCGCACGTTCCGGATCGCGGCTGACCGCCATTTCCGGCGCGTCCTCTTTCAGCACTTCCGCAGAGGGGCGATCCCCGTTGGATGGCGTCTCGAGCCAAGCCCGCATCTTCGGCGTGAGCGTCTCGACTTCGATGATCTGACCCGCCCGAAACGGCACATCAGGATTGTCAGAGTCGGTCGTCTGCAGGAAGCGAATCCGCATGATCAGGCCGTGCCCTCCGCAGGCGACACCCAGGATTCGCTCACCGAGGTCGGCTGCACCACCGGCCGCGTCCTGGCGCGGGCCTGAATCACGACCAGGCTATCGATCGTCGTGGAGGTGCCGCGTGTTACCCGACATTGGATAAACCGCTTGCCCGGTCGCGACACCGTCACCATGTGCTGATTTTTTGCGACGTCATTGACCAGCGTGCCCGCGAGATCCGCGTAGGCTCCGCCGGAGGCCACGTCTTGTCGAACCCGAATGTTGTTGTTGGCCGCCGGCGTCCCGAAGCGCACCACGAAACAGATTTCCGCGAACCCCGACATATCATAGGCAGCGCTATCGATTGTCGAGGTGCCGGCGGCCGTCGGCGCTTCAGCCGTGATCTTGCAATCATCAATGAACATGACGCAGCCTTAATCCGTCTGCGCCGGCGGCAGTTCCTCGGCGGCGACGGCATCAGGTTCCACCGTTGCGCTCACCGCATGCGCGTCTCCGCCAGCCGCTTCCACAGCCTTTCGAAGAGCGTCGACGGCGTCCTCGATCGCTTGGGTGTCGTCGGTGGTGACCTGCGTGCGGATATGAAGATGAATCTTGGCCATTGTGCTTGTCCTTCTCTGCAGCATGGCCGGCGCGATCACGCGATCACGCCGGCCGTCAGGGTTAGGCTTGCGTGCCGTACTTGACCGGGTTGGTGCCCGCATCGAGCAGATCGCCGTCCGCGCGTGCGAACGCAAGGAAGGCTGTCTGGCCAAGGAGCGCGAAGAGTTCATCCAGTCGTCGCACTTCGACGGTCCGCACATCGCGAATGATGTACTTCGAGAAATCGCCGAAGAGGATCGACTTGACCGTCGTCGCGGGAGTCGTCATCGACTGATTGATGACGTAGGGATACCCGAGAATCGTGTCTGGCTGTCCCGCCGTCAGCCCTGGCGCCCACAGCGGCATCCCGGTGGTGTCACCGGAGTACTGCAGCACCTTGACCTTCTTGATCATCTTCAGCGCACCATCGTGGAACATGAACCGACCGTTCGAGCGATAGGCCGGATCCACCGAATGCACCAGGTCCACCAGGTTGTCGTAACTGACCGTCGCCGAGCCGGCGAACGTCACGCCAGACGAGGTGGCGGCCGTCACGATCCCGTTCGGCTGCGACCCGCTGCCGGTCGTGAAGTGATCGTTTTGAATGCGCCCGATACGATTGGCGAGGGCTTCGCCGAGAAACCCCGAGACGTTGATCGAGGTGTCCTGCAGGAACTCCATTGAGGCCAGGATGTACTTGGAGCTGTACTTCCAGGCGTCCAGCACGAGCTGCCCGAAGGTCATTTCGAGCTCGGTCGTGGTCGTGTTCTCACCGATGATCACGCCCTTGTTCGCCGTGTCGTTCGTCGTCGGGATGGGCAGCGGGCCGCCGGTATCGGTACGGATGACCGTGGCGACCGAGCGCATGCCACCAAACGCCAACAGCGCCACTTCGAGCGACCGCATGAGTTCATCGGCCACCGTGTACCCGCCGGTCGTCGTGGTGGACTGCAACCCGGTCAGCGCCGCGCGTTCCTCATCGATATGCGCCTGGAAACTGCGCTTGTCGTCAACGCTCGGCCGAAACGCCTCCGCGCCCGCATGCCACTCAGAAGTCCGCATGGCCTTCGGCGCGAACATGTGGATCAGGAGCCGCTTGGAGTCCACATTGATCCCGCAACGGCGCGCATGTTCGCGTTGCTGAGGTGTCGCCTCGAACTCGGCGCTGCCAGCGCACATCCAGGTGCGCAGAGCTTCAGTGCGGTCGCGTTCGGTGATCTTTCCCAGGCTGCCGCGATAGGTCGGCTGGCTGCGCTCTTCGAGTGGGTTCGGGTCGCTGCGTCGGCCCTGCGATTCTGTGAGGCTCCTATCTACTGCATCCTGCTTCGCGAGCATCTCGACCTGTTTGGTAATTTTGTCGATCTTCTCGTGAATCGTGTTGAAGTTGCCTTCATCCTCAGACCGGATGCCGTTCTCCCCGATGAGGGCTTTCGCCTGCTCGGCAAGCTGTCCCTTTTCCTGGAGCAGATCCTGAATCGTCAGGCCGGCGATGAATGGAGCGTGCTGCGCATGACCCGTGAGCTGACTCACCACGATGGCGAGCACGATCGCGGCACAGAGCAACCGGACGCGCGGCGTCCAGAACGTGGCGAACCACTGCGAAATCGCACGCGTCACCGCGCGGATCGCTGTCGAGGCTCGCGAGCGCCACGGTTCAATCTCTTCGGTGCCGTGATTCCACGCGCAAATCTGATAGACGTTGGTCGGCATGGCGAGCAAACCCGCCATGAACGCCAGCATGAAGGGGACGACGGTGACTCGATGCTTGTCCATGCTCTTCCCTCGTGGATCGCCTGAGGGAAGCGCCCAAAAATGCAAAGGGCGTTGATCAACAGGCGAAATGAATTCGCCGTGTCGACCACGCCCAGGTAGCCGGGGATGGTGGACGGTGCTATCGCGAACAGGACCGTTTCAGGTAGCCGAGACGGTCTGAACGCTCAGGTTTCGATCAGTGTGGCACGAAAGCCGCCAGATGTCACGGTAGATCGTTTCGACCGCCGCGCCGTAGCCTGCACAAATAGGAGAGGCCGCCATCGTTGGCCGGAGATGTTCCCGAATCCACGACAACTCCAGACGTCTTGTTGTGACCCATTCGACCGCGCGATTGATGTACTGCTCTGGCGTCATCGCGATGAAGTCCGTCAGTCCGAGCGTCGTCAGCAGTGACGCGGTCGTGCGTTGAATCATCCGCTCTCCGATGAGGGTCATCGGCGGTACGCCCTGCCAGAGTGTTTCGCAGCTGGTGACACCGCCGGTTTGCGGGTAGGTATCGAGCGTCAGATCGATCTCGTGGTAGGCCGCCAGGTGATCGACGTGCGGACTCGCGCCGCGGAACACGAGCTGCTGGGCCGTGTCGCCCATCACGCGACGAATCCACGCGCGGACCGAGGCGTTGTACGTGGAGTCCTTGAATATTAGTCGACTCTCGGGAAGCCTTCGCAGCAGCGCGGCCAAGAGCTGCAAGAATGGCTCGTGCAACTTGGCCGACCGCTGAAAGACGCCAAACGTCTGCGGACGCGTCAGGCAGGGTAACCGATTGGCCGGAGGGCTTTCGTCCATCCCGTCGTACCACAGCAGACTCGGCAGATCGATCACCGTTTCAACGTACTGCGGCCGGACCGCAGAAGGAATGACCACCGGATCGGCGAGCAGATACTGCATCGCCGGCCAGCCCACACCGGTCGCATAGCCAAATGCCGTGATTTGAATCGGCGCCGGTGCGCGGCAAAACGTCAAGAGACGATTCCACGGTGTATAACCGGAGAGGTCAACGAGGATATCGATCCGGTCTCGACGAATCAGATCCGCAAGAGCTGCATCGCTCAGCCGCGCGACGTCGCGCCAGCCAGGATGGCTCGCGTAATCCTTCGTGACCAGATCGTGCAGATGCGACGGTACCGACGAGTAATAGAACGGAACGATCGCTTCGCTGTGTCTGAGAATCAACCGATGGATCGCGAGCGCGACGGAGTGCGCACGGAAATCGCCGGAGACATACCCCACGCGAATCGGCCGATCGGGATCCCGATCATTCGGATGCGGCTGCCGCCGCGCATAGATGGCTGCGCCGTGTCGACGCCACCAGAGCCGGCGTTCGGCCTGCGCCTGCTTGAACGTCGTGCTCGGCTGCACGTCCAGCAACAGAATCAGGGCGTCGTGCGTCGCCACCGCGTGCGGATTCAGGGCCAGGACTCGCCGGTAACACTCGATGGCCTCAGGCGTGCGACCGAGCTGCGCCAGCGCCATACCGAGCGCTCGATAGACTTCTGGTGTGTGGTACCCGGAGCGTAGCAGGCGCCGCACGAGCCATTCCGTCTGAGCCCAGGCTTTCCGTTGAGCGCAGACGGCTGCCAGCGCGGCCGTCCACCGCGCTAGCGTGCGAGCTGGGTACGGTGCAACCGTTCCCACCACTCCCTCGAATGTTTCCCTGATTTGCCGACCTGCACATCCGTTCCAGGATACGCGGGAAATGCGACCGGGCTCAATTCGCTGATCTTCATGTCCAGGATTTCACGGATCGGGATCTCATCCTCCATGTGCCACGCGTCATCGACAGTCCGAAACGCGAACGAGCCGCCGGTGACCGTCCGGAGTTCGATCGATTCGACGACGGCCCCAGCCGACCGCGGCGTCGTGATCGACATCGCCAGCCCTTTGCCGTCTTTCCAATAGGCGAGCGTGCCGCCAGTCGACCGGCCCAACGGCACATCCGCATTGTGGTTCCAAAGCGCCAGCAGATCGGTGCTTTCATGAATGGTCCGATCGACGGCCTCCGGCCGGATGTACTCGAAAAATCCTCCGAGGTCGAGGCTGCGCGAATCGAACACAATCGGATGCCCTGTGATGATGGGCTGCTCGGTGCCTCGGAGTTCCGGGCGTCGTGCGGACCGACCATGCCACGGCAACGCCTCTGCCGCGCGTTGTCGCTGCTCAAAACGACAGGTCGCACAGTAAGACGTCTGGTTCACGATGGCCGTGGCCGGCTTGGCGCAGCGCGCGCAAAACTCTTGACTGGACCGCCAGGCGTACATCCGTCGTGACATCGCGACGATCCCGGCTGGTCGAGAGATCGCCCGCCACGTGCCGTCCTGGCCGACAGCCCGCGTCATAGCGTATTCAATGGGCGCGTCAGCGTGTTCGGGCATAGTCAATCTCTCGCTGCATGAAGACGGTCGCCACTTCATCGGCTCTCGTCGATTCCCAGGCGTCGAGCACGCGATCGAGCACGACCGAGAAGTCTTGCGGATCCGTCTCGAGCGCGGCCCCGACTCTCCGTCTGAACTCGGCGAGATGCGTCTTGGCTAGGTCGGTCGCCAACGCGGACACGTCTTGTGTCGAGCCCATCCACGCGAGATGCGCCCGAAGCGCCGGCGTCACCGCATCGATACACACCGGCTCGTGGAGCACGTCATACGACGCCAGCCACCGGCGCAGCTTCTCGGGTGTCGCGTGGTGCTGACGAGCCTTGGAGACTTCCTGCCGAACCATCCGGCCCATCGCGTCGACAATCAGCGCGCGATGCGCGGCGATCATGCCGGCGTCTCGGTCAGCGGCTCGCTGCCGCTCAGCTACGGTCGCCGTTTCCGCCGCCGCGCGCGCCTCTGTTTCTACCGCGACCCGTGCCTCAGCTGCCGCCAGGGCCGCTTGTGCGGCCTCGACGTGTGCCGTGCGCTCAGCGACAACGGTGGTCAACTTGGCGATCTCGGTTTCCAGAGCCGCGAGCCGCGGATCCGGCTCGGCGCGCGTGTCTAGGATCGCCTGTATGGCATCGCGCTCAGCCGTCAGGTTCGTGAGAGCGGTCTGCGCCGCGAGCATCGCCGTTTCGCTCGTCGCAACCGCCGCGCGAAGCCCAGCGCATGCCTGCTCGGACGTCTTTGCTTTGATTTCTGCAGCCACCTTGGCGCCGATCGGGCAGTCTGGACAGGGGACTTGCCCTTGCGGGTCGCCCATATAGGCTTCCGGCAACAACCCGACATCGTTGCAGGTCGAACAAGGCGCTTCCGCCGCCGCACGCAAGGTCGCCTCCTGATCGGCCCGTGCCCGCAGTTCGCTTGAGAGCTGCGTCAACTGCGCGGCCAGCGCCAGCGCCCCGGCTTCTGACGTCCGTCTCAGCGCGAGCTCCTCAGCCGTCGCAGTGCCAGTGGCTTCCGCCGCAATCCGTCGCTCGCGTTCTTGCTGGGCGAGCGCGCGCGCTTCAGCGGCGGCGCGCTCCGCAAACTCTGCCCGCGCATTCGCGGCCGCGGCGGCGTCGTCGTTCGGCGCTGGCGGTGGAGCCGGTGCCGGCGTGGGCGCGACCTGCTTGTCGATGATCTCGTTGATGCGATCCGCCGGCGTCATGTTCAGCGGCAGGAGATAAACTTTCCCAATGCCACCGGGCAGCGGGTTCATGTTTTCCTTGTCGCGCACGTCGTCGGCCGAGAGCCAGCCCCACTGTCGACCGACGGCATACGCGGCATACCGGCTCGGGAGATCCCCGCGGAGCGCCCCCTCGATCATGTGTTCGAAGAACTGAATCCGACGTTCAGGCGCCGAGATCAGCTTCCGATTGCACTCTTGTTCCCAGCGTACACACCACGGTCGCGTCGTGTCGGTGTAGTACTCGATGCCCTGGTGTTCGATGTTGTTGTTGGTCGACCGCAGCAGATGCTGGATCTTGTGGGGCGGCATCCGAAACCAGCGGCACATCTCTTCGACCTGGTGCAGCCGGGTCTCCAGAAACTGCGCATCGTTGGGCGGGATGCCCATCCGCTCGTACTTCGCCCCGTTGTAGAGCGCGAGCAGCTTGTGCGCCCGCTGGACGCCCTGATGTTTTCCTTCGAGCGCTTCCCGGTAGTTCTTATCTGAGAGTTCGGTCGGCCGCGCGCCAGGGTACGACACGACACCGCCGAATGTCGCGCCATTGCCGAAGAACGTCCCCCCGAACTGTTCCGTCGCCAAGCCGAGCCCGATGCTCTCCCGCGCCATCGCCACGACGGAATAGCCGACGGTCCCATTGAACCCGAGCCCCGGAAGATGCAGCATGTCTGCGGCCGGGATGGGGACGGGAACGCCGCCGCTCGGCGCCGCCACCAGATACACGACGCCGCCAGAGCGGTCTCGGTCTACCGTCACCCGATCCGGTGTGATGGGCCAGAGATATTTCGGCCGGTCCAGTTGGTCGCGCTCGATTTCCGCGTAGGCATTTCCCCAGGTCAATACGTGCGCCGTCATCATCTGCCGCATGGTGAACGAGGTCATCTCCGGATTGGGCTCGTCGTGGACCATTCGGTAGAGTCTGGAGTCGGTGTAGCGGTCTTTGCCCCCACTCGAGGCGCGTTTGTAGTGAATCAGGGGATAGGAAGCGACGTCGGTCGAGATGGCGTTCACGCAGGCGAAGAAAGCGGAATAAGTGAGGGCGGTCTGCTGGGTGACGCTCAGACCCGTGCTGCTCGGCGTCGCATCATCGTTGAAGTACTTCGCCGTCAGCGACGAGAGCGTGTAGGGTCCCTTCAAGAACGAACGGAATGACTCAGCCAGGCGCGCCGGCCACGAATCGTGATCCTGGACGACGCGATACCGCTGGAGTTTAGACATCAGAGCCACTCCGCCATGACGCCGGTCGGCTGTTCAATGGTGATCGCGCTCATCGCTTGGAGCAGCGCGTCGATCCCGTCGATCTTGTTGGGTGAATCCGGGCTTTCCTTTTTCGGCAAGAGACTATCATCCACGCCTCGCGTGACGACCGCATTGCTCGCCATCCACTTCAGGCAGGAATTCCCGTCATGACGGAACCGACGATGCTTCACGCGCGTTTCCAGCTCGCGTGCGGGTGGCGTGATGTTCTTTCGATTCTTGTCCAGGATGGCCGCCGGAAAGCCATCCGCCGCAAGCGCCGAGACGATGCCGGCCGACCCGTACTGATCGAAGCGGAGGGCGGCGACGTTGAAGGTCTGGCACCAGACTCTCACGTCGGCTTCGATATGGCTGTAGTCGATCATATTGCCGTCGGTCAGGTCCAAGATCCCGGCCTTCACCCAGGACTGATAGGCTGGAACCGCCCGCGCCCGCTCCTCGACCACGCCGCGAGGGAGATAGAACTTCGTGAACACGCACAAGTCCTCACCGCTTTGAAAGACGAGCGCGACCGCCGCGATGTCATCGAGCTGTGCGAGGTCGCCGCCGATCCAGCACCGCTGCCCAGCGAAGTCCTCCAGTTTCAACGTGTCATCCGCGCAGGCGTCCCACCGAGTCATCGATAGCCATGACATGGCGGACTGCATCCACTCCGAACAAACCTTGACGCGGAACTCTCCCTCCATCCCAGGTGTCTGCTTCGCGTCCGCGCAGTAGCTGCGCACCCACTCGAGCGTCGGCGTGACGCCGAGCATCGGATTGGCTTTCACCCAGACGAGCGGATCGCGCCAGTCATCACCCTCGTCGAGCGTGTAGATAATCCCAAGAAAGTGATCGGCCTCGAACACCTGCTGGAGCACCTTCGTCAACGTCGTGCGCAGCGCGTAGCCAACCGACAGCAAGTCATACCCGGCGGTCGTCGGACAGAGCAGCAACGGATTCAGCCGGGCGCCCTGTGCGCTCTTCAACACGTCATGCAGAGCAAATTTCTGCGCGTGCGATTCGTCGAGCACGATGCAGGATGGATTCAGACCGTCTTGTGTCGAGGCCTTGGCGTTGACTGGTCGAATGGAGCCATCGCTGGTGATGATGGAGTTGGCGAGCGCCTCGACGCCCTCTGCGCGCAGCCAGGCCGACATCCGGTTGTTCACCATCTTTTGCGCGATGCCGAAGACGATCCGCGCCTGCGATCCCGTCGTCGCTCCGCACACGACGCTGGCGCCAGGCTCGTGCTCGCGCTGCACGTGGAACAGCGCGATCGCCGCCATCAGCGTGCTCTTCGCGCCTTTCCGGCCGAGCTCGAAGTAGAAGACCGTGAACCGGCGGCGCGCGAGGTGGGCCCGCTGACGCCAGCCGAAGAGCAATGTGACGATGAAGACCTGCGCCGGCTCGAGGTGAATCAGCGGCCTGGACCAGGTGCCCTCTACGTGCGGCAGTCGCTCGATGAAGGCGCAGGCCTCAACCGCGTGCGCGTCGGACCACACAAACGGCCAGCTCGGATCGGTTTCGGCGCGCATCGCGTCGCGGTCCTGCCGCTCGCAGGCGAGCTTGACCCAGACGCCCGCGGTTATTGTTCCGCTGAGGACATCGGCCGCGTACCGACGCGCGATGCCAACGTAATCCCGTCGCGTCGCTGGTGGCTCGGACACTCGACTCTGGCGTGGTGGCTTCCTGTCCCGGGCCCGACTCGGCTGCAACGTGCCACGACGCGCCTTCTCGACATCGCTGAGGCGCGGACGACCGCCCTTCTTGGGGCGTGGACGAATCACGCTCTTCACTCGGTGCCGGCGCGCTGCCTTCTTCTTGCTCTTCTTCTTCATTCGACTGACGGTTTTGGGGCCGCGAGGTTTAGCACGTGCAAAAATTCGAGAGGGGACCGGTTTCCAGACTCGTCGACGTCGAAGATTTGATCCCCCCTCCCCTCTACCATCAGATGCGCTCCCGACCGCGCTGCGCTTCTACTGCGGTCTTGGCATCGCTGCATGCCTGGCAGAGCGGCTGCTCGTTGGTCTCATCGTCTGGCCCACCCTCAGCGAGCGGGATGATGTGGTCCCTGATGGTGGCCACGGTGGTACGTCCTTCCTTCATGCACAGCACACACAAGGGCTGCTCGTTGAACAGCCGGTTCCGCATACGCTGTAGCCTTCGCCCTCGGATGCGTTGCACTGGTTGCGCATGACTCCAAGCTGGGCGAGCATGGGCAGAGCAACGTCCGGTGGGTACCAGCGTCCCACAGCCAGGCTGAGCGCACACACGTAAGGGTGCAGTAGGCATCAGCCCTGCTCCACCCTACGGAACTGAGTGGGTTCCCTGAGTGGGACGGTGCCGTTCTCAGGCACCACGGCGAAGGTCTCGCTCTCGATGAATAGGACCACGCAGAACCGATCGTGGTCGAACGTGGCCGCTACATACCTCGCGTCTTCAGGGAGCCCATGCGCCACGACTTCAATCGGTGCCTTGAGTCCATGTTTCGCGACCTCGATGAACATCTGAGGCGTCACGAGCCACCGTTCGAGTCGCCGGCTGTCCATACTCACCTCTGCTGGACCAGGACATCGAAGGACCGTTCATCCGTCACGGCCGGCGAACTATTGGTAATCACCCGATTGGTGACCGTGTAGCGTCCACCAGCCGTACCAGCGGCGAGGTACAGCTGTGTTTTTAAGCCAGCCGCCACGATCGTGTCATCGTGCTTCGTCAGCACAGCATCTGGACCGGTAATCGTCCACGTGCTGGTGTTGACGATGACGCCAGCGCCGAGTTCCAGGAGCCACGCCGTCCAATCGAATCCTTGGGGTTCATCGGAACTGGGATCCTTCACGATGAGATCGCCGGGTTTGCGGCTCATACGTCGAACTCGCGATCCTGATCGGACACGTTGATAAAGCGGCCTTGCGCATCGACGGCGAACCGCTGCCCAGCGGGCACGATGATGAAACGACCCACCGCATCGACCAGGAAGAATCGATCTTGAGCGCGCACCACAAAGAACTCGTCTGGTGCCAAGACGAGCGGAAACGCGGGCGCGCCGATCGTGAAAGCGACCAGTTCGGGCGGCGCCATGAACGGCGGTTCCCACGTGCCGCTGATCACGCGCATCTGCACCAACGACAACGGCCCGCGCGGGATCGGCGGCGTGCCGTAGATGAACGTCAGCGGAACAATCCGCGTCCGGTCGGCATTCGGTCGACCGAGGCGCGGCTCGAGATCGGCCGGCCAGGCCGGAATGATGATCCCGGCGACGGTTCTCGTCAGCGGTGGCTGAACTGGAGGCTGACTCCCGAACGGCAACGTGAGCGGCGCAATCGCGACCGGCCGCGGTGGGCTGATGAATGGCGGCTCCCACGCCGTCCAGATCAGTCCAGGCGCCGAGACATGCGGCAGAACGATGAGGAGCGGCGGGACGTTCCAACCCGCATTCTTCGCCGCCGTCTGGGCATCCCAGGTGACCGCCCACGTCGACACGATCTGGCCGAGCTCGAGCACCGACAGCGCGGACTGCGGTGACGGCGCCTGGCCGTAGACGAGCGTCAGCGGCGCGATGTCGACCGGTGTGGGCGGTCGGATGAACGGATCGACCCACGCCATCCAGATGTGCTTTGGTAGTGGCGCGAAGGCGACAAACGCCAGTGGAAGCGCTGGGACGTTCCAGGCTGCGCCTTTCGGAGCCGTCTGTGTATCCCACGTCTGCGCCCATGTGCCGAGAATCTGGGCGACCTCCAACACGGAGATCGGCGATTGCGGGATCGGCGCACTCCCGTACGTCAGCGTGAGCGGCGCAATACTGACGAGGGTCTGCGGACGAACAAACGGCGGCTCCCACGCCGTCCAAATCAGTTCGGGCAATCCGGTGTACGGCACGAACGCCACCACCGGCGGGACGTTCCAGGCGGCGTTCTTTGGCGCTGTTTGGGCGTCCCACGTCGTCGCCCAACTCGTGACAATCGGCAGCAGCTCGGCGATCGCGAGCGGAGGCGCCGGGGGCGGTTGCGCCCCATAGGTGAACGTGAGTGGCGCGATTTTCTGTCGCTGGTCGTTGGGTCGCGTGAGCCTCGGCTCAAGATCGGCCGGCCACGCGAGGCCAGCCTGCGCCATCATCGACGCCACGGAGAATCGCGGCGGCTGCTGACCGTAACTCAGCGTGAGCGGAGCGATCTTCTGGCGTTGATCGTTGGGTCTGGCAAGGCGAGGCTCGAGATCCTGAGGCCACGAGGCCAAGACCGCCGCCAACATGAGCGCCGTCGTGAAACGAGGCGGTTGGCTGCCTTGGGTCCCAACCGGGACGTGCGGCTCCGGCGGCGTGACGGCGGTACGCCCGGCCGGCGGTGGCGGATTGTAGAAAATACCCATGACGGGACACGAGCGGGCCACGACGTTCTCGCGGCCCAGCCGTGCGCGTGTTAGCCGATTTCCCTGTAGCAGACGCCGAACGACCAACCGGTCAACGTGATCGGTGTGCTGGTGAACGCCTCGATGAACGACGACGTGCCGCCCGGCATGAACATGAACGTTTCGGGCGGCGTGGCCACCCAGAGCCAGCCGTTGAGAACGTTGAAGTTGTCGGGATACACGGTGACCTCAGCGCCGGCACCGTTGGCCGAGCTGTTGATGCCGGCCTGGCCGGCCGCTCCGGTCGTGCCGCCGACCAGGTTCGCGGTCGGGTCACCCAGCTTGGTCTTGGCTGGCGTCGCGGAGACGAGCGTTGGAAACGCCGTCACCTTCGTGCCCAACTTGATGCCCTGTTGGTTGGACGTCGCGTTCGCCCGCTGCGAACACCATGCCCGCAAGACCTCGAAGCCTGGAATACCGGCGCCGCCAGCCGACGGGTTGAGGTGGACGAGCTGTGGAGCGGCAACGACAGTCTGGTTGTCACCGCTCACCGTGTATTCACGCGCCATGATCGCTGCTCCTTCTACGTTGTGTCCGAGAGGTATACGAATTTCTGCCCTGGCTTCTCGTAATCGATCTCTTGACCGGTTCGCACGTCGATGTGCTTGAACCGTGGCACTTGCGCGGCGCCCTTGCACACCGGGCAGGTGATCGTCAGATCCTCGCCCGTCCGTGAGTAGCCGAGCCACATGCGGCCAGGCTGCGTCCGGAAATCCCTGCAGGCGACACACGGCATCCAGCCGACCGGCACCGCGATAAACGGCACCACCTCACGCTGCTTTGTCCATCGTCCTCGCATTGGTCGTTACTGCGCCATCACCGGAGCATTCAGATACTGCGGTTGATAGGGAACCTGGCCGCTCGCGCTCACATCCGTGAACGTGACCGTGCACCCCTCCCACCAATCGCCGTTATTCCCATCTGCGATTGCAGAGGGGTTCTCCGCTCCGCTCGCCGACAGCGACTTCGTTTCCATCACGCCATCGTAAAGGTTACTTGTTGTATCAGTGCGAATCGTGTAGCCAGTCGAAGCCGTATACGAGAAGAAGCTAGCGAAGTTGACTGCACCCGCGACGGCGAGTGAAGTCGACGCAACTGCGGTCGTCGATGGCGGGTCCGGATTGTGGTCACTGGTACCGGTTCCGCCCGATGCAGACTGCGAATCTAGTGTGATCGCGGCGGAGCCTTGGAGACATAGGATCTGTACTTCGCGGTAGATGTTGGTACCTGTAAACGTCCATGTCAGACTCGGTGCCGAACCTCCTCGCTCGATCCACGACACACTAAAATCCGCACTGCCGGTCGTGCCTGTATAGAGCGAATGCCACCCGGCAGGTATGCCAATGGTCGTAGCGGCATCGGCCACCACGAGGGCGATAAGCGCATCACCAGAGGTCGCACCGGCAGGCTCTGTCACCGTCTCGTTTCCGGTCGCCGTGCGTTGTGTGGAGGTCTTGCTGCGAAACGTGACCGCCACACATTACAGTCCAGTCCCAATGAGCTGCTTCGTGAACGTTCTAAAGTCCTTCGCAACGGACAAGTTCTGGGTTCCTCGATAGATCGCAATCAACTGCGTCATGTCGGTATAGGCCGACTTCAACAGGTTGATTTCCGCCTGGGAGTAACTGTACGGCGCCGCGAGCAAGGTCGCGTCCACGGTCGCGACCAGATAGGTCTGAAAGCGTTCGATGCGGACGATCCAATCCTCCAGCGCCATCGGGAGGGAGCCGGCGAGACTATCGAGCTGGGCTTTCGTTGGGGGGAGACCTACAGACATGGAACCCTCTGCGCAGGGAAGGTAGATGGAATGGGCACGTGCGCTGTTGAGTGTGCGCCCTCGCTGATTGTAAGTGGGAGTTTTTGGCTTCGTTAGGCTTGGTTCTGCCTGAGCAGACGTGGAATTTCAGACCGGGGCACGCGCCAGCGGTGCCCGATCTTCACGAGGTGAATGATCGGGGGCTTGTGTTTCGCCCAGTTGAGCAACGTGTCCTCGTGCACGCTGAGCAGGCGAGCGGCTTCTTGAAGGCTGAGCGCTTCTTGACCGGTCGGCATCGCTCTCACGTGGTGGGCACCGCTTTCAGCGATCGCCAGGCGTGCGACTTCTCGCTCATCTCGGCATCGCGCGCGGCCGCGGCGGCGCGGAACTCTTCGAACGGTGTATCCGGCGTCGCGTACTTCGTCCACCAGGATTCGACCGCAACCGGCAGTTTCTTCAGCGTGATCACCGTCGCATGGGATTCGCCGATGACAGCAGGCTCCTTCGGAGTTCGCCAGGGGGACTTCGACGGACGACCGATCGGCGCCACATAGTTCGCGAGCGCCCACAGTCTCGCGGCGCCGACGCGTTTGACCAGGCCGTCTCTGGCCATCGTGTTGAGCGCGGCGATGAGGCGCGGACTCGGTTGCCCCAACCAGGTGGCGAGCACGCCGGTGTCCTTCGGTCCATCCTCGAGCAGCGCAAGGACGTCGGCGCGGTTGACCAGGTGCACATCCGAGCGGTTGGCCTTCATGACGCGACGGCCTCCGCCCGGCCGCGGTAGAACGCGGCGACGTTCCCGGGTTTGCCGTGCGCAATGATGGCGACTGAGCGCGCCGGCCGGTTGTTGCCGCGACAGAGCTGACACCGCTGACACGTCGTGCGACGGTCGGCCTCGTCGCTGGCCGGACACGTGACCTCGAGCGGCACGCCGAAGCCGCTTGCGACCAACGGCTCCGTGCGGCCGCGGACACGGAACGTCCGCCAGCCAGCCTCGCGCGCCTCCCAGAATTCGCGTTCGTTGTCGACGCTGGCCATCGCCATCGCCTTGAGGCGGCGATCGCAGATACGCCAGGCGTGGGTGTAGGCGACCCAGCCCGCCGCGGCGACGAGGAGCGTGCGCCAGACTTCGAACGGGAGTGCAGCCGGATCGCCGTAAGCCCCGCATCGGATGAAGCGGCCTTCGACGAGCGCCTGCAGCTCGGGCCAAGTCGCCTCGACGTAGCCGCCGCGGCGGAACATCTTCCAGGTGTTGTACGGGCCGAGCCATGGCGTGACGTAGCATGTGCTGTTGATCCCGTCCCGCCCGCGCAGCGCGCAGTCGCCGCAGATCGCGTCGTCGAGGTTCTGCCGCTTGGCGTCCATCGGCGCGAGCTCCGGCCGGAGAATCCATGCCTGCACCATCGGCCCCGTCTTCGGATTGTGCGACCCACCCTCGAGGCCGGTCAGAATACCGACGATCGGATCGCCGGTCAGCAGTGACGGGCCACGATAGAAGACCGCTCCCAACTCCCCCATATCAGCCCGCGAGCTCCCACTCTCCGTTGTCTGTCGCTCGAATCTCTTTCTTCAACCGCAACCGCGTCAGCGCGTTGCTGCACGCGCGGGAGCGCTGCTCTTCGGTCTGGCCTGGCTCAGTCGGCATCACTTCGCACAGCGCTGCGAATGCGCGCGTTCCTTTCTTGAGTTCCCTGAGAATCGCGGCGTCACGCGCGACGACGACATCTGATGCGGTCCGGTCAGGGAGGCTCCTGGACGGCTCGATCAGGGAGGCTCCGCGCTGCGCGCTGGCGCGGACCTTGCTCCGTCCGTCCGTCCGTCCGTCCGTCTTCTTCGCTGCCTTTTTTCGTCGACCTGGCTTCGGCCCTGGCTTGCCACGCCGGCCGGCGCGGCGAGTCCGATGTACGGGTGCGTCGCCGACGAGCGGGCGCAACGAATCGATCGCCTTGACCATCTCGCCACGACGCTGGTCGATGGCTTCGATCTCCATCTCGAGAATCTCGATCGTCTTCAGGACCGCGTCGCTCATGAGAACAGTTCCTCGCTGGCGCGGACCGTCCCGCGGCCGGAAAATTCCACGAGGCCGCGCGCCTTCAGGCGTACCAGATAAGCGTCGCGGCTCGATCGTTTGTAGCCGGTGATGTCGTCGATTTCTTCCCGGGCCACGTCGCGCGGGCCACCCTTCAGCAGGACCTCGAGCGTCTTGCGCTCGCCCTCCGGCAGCCGGGCGCGCCAGTACGCAATGAGGTCATTTCCAGTTGGCAATGGTTCGAAGTCGCCGTTGAGTGCGGCTCGGCCGGCGTCGGTTGGATACAGCAGCGCGCCGTTCACCTGGACGAGTCCCTTCGTCGAGAGGCGGTTGATGTAGGCGTCGCGCGACGAGCGCTTGTAGCCGGTGAGAATGCCGAGCCGTTTACGGTCGAGGCCGTCCGGATACTGGAGCGCCGCGGTCAGCGTGGCGAGCTCGCCAGGCGGAAGGTCGACGTCGACGTTGCCGCCGGGAACTCGCGCACGTGGGCGCTCAGGTGGGTCGAACGATCGCCGCGGCGCGACGTCTTCGGGCTTGGGCCATTCGCGCTGTGGCTTCAGCGTGGGCATGATCGGCGCGGCGGTCTTCGCGATGGCATCGCGGATCTCCTTGACGATGACTCGGAGGTCCTCTTCGAACTCGCTGAATCGATCACCAACCTTGTCGATCTGCTGGCCAAGCTTCTCTGCGCGGGCGAGCTGGCCGTCCTTCAGGACCGGCACTTCGACTCGCTTCACCGGCTTTTCTTTCACCTGCGCTATGGAACATTTGGCGGTGATTTCTTTCTTTAGCTCGGCGATCTGTTTCCTGAGCTCGCGCGGGTCCTCGGCCTTCGCCTTCTCGATCGTCGCGGCCATCGACTCTTTCAACCGCTCCACGTCGATCGGCGTCAGCGGCCGCTTCGCCGCCGTTGAGGCGCCGACCTTCGGCGTGCTCGAGAGATCGGCCGTCACACGCGGCAGAATGCGCACCGTCTTCGAGATTTCGAGAAAGGTCGGACTCTCGACGTGCGGCTCACCTGTCTTCAGCTTTTGAAGCACGCTCTCGATGTCGGTCGCGATGCCATGGTCAGCGACCCAGGCCCGAACCGTCTTGCGCTCCTGTGGCCCGGTCATCTGGAACGCGAACATCGTGCCCGACATATTCAGCGCCTTCTTCGAGATCCTCCTGCGGCCGCTGGCTGATCAGGCTGCCGCCAATCCCGAAGTTCCGCCCCAGCTTCCACAGACGCTGCATCACGCCGAGCGTCTTCGCCTCCTCGCCGGACGGATTCTCCGGGATGAACTCCTGGCATTCCTCCATGAACAGATGCACCGCCGACGGCGCCGACTTCTTCCGGTGGAAGAATCGATCGGCGAACGCGCGGACGAAGCGCTGCTGCTCGGCTGGAATGAACTGGCTGACGTCGAGCACGAACGACAGGCCGCGGTCGACGACGAGATCGGCGATCAGGTCACCGGCGTGCGGCTCGAGCGGCAGGTCACCGTACAGCCCGCCGAAGACGACGACCTCGAAGGACTGGCCGCCCTTCTCTGCCGGCACGCGCAGCGCACGCCAGACGCCGACCGGGTCGAGCGCGCCGACCTGGGCGCCGGCCTCGAGCATCAGTTCGGCCAGCTTCATGGCGCCGTACGTCTTCCCGCTGCCGGTACGCCCGAGCCAACACAGCTTCTCCGTGACGGTGTCGAGCGGGAGCGAGAGGCCCTCGGCGAGTTTTAGCTTCATACCCGCTCCGCGCGGACTAGAATCCGCGGCATGACTGACGACCCATCGGCATTGCAACTGGCACAGAGGCTGGTCCAGGAACAGATCGATCTCCTAAAACAGACGGCCACAACTCGAGACGCGTTGCTCGTCCAGAAGGAGAGTGCGATACTTGCCGCATACAGCCGACGAGAGGCTGGCGTTTTCACGCTCCACCAGACGGACCTGCTCGGAAAGTATCTGGATTCGCTGACGCGGACGTCCCTGAAGAGCACGGAGGTGTTTAGCGAACACATGGCACTGCTCTCTCGCGAGATCCGATCGTTCTCAGATCGGGCCGACAGCGCGACGAGGTACCTTGCGCATTGGACCGCCGTACTGGCAGCCGTGACGCTCTTGCTCGCGCTAGCCACTGGCGCGCTGGTCTGGGTCGAATTGAGGAAAGCTGAAGTGCCGCAAACCGTCACCACGCCGGCGCCATCGAAGCCATAATCGCTCGTCAGCTGCGTCACCGCGTCGAGCGGCAGCGTCAGGTCCTTCGCCAACTGCAACGATCGTGTTGTTGTCATCGCCGTTCGGTCCGATCTACGCTTGCGGGCTTCAGGAGCCAGGCATGACCGAAGAAAACGAGAAGGCACTGATCGACCTGCTGGGTACGATGAATGAGAACTTGGGCGCTATCGTCACCACGCTCGCGGCGATTTCGAAAAACATGGTGTCGCTCATCCAGGTTCAGAGCTCGCTCGTGCAGCTCACGAACGAGCAGAACAACATGCGGGTCGGCCTTCCAACTCCGAGCGGTATGAAGCCGGGGGACACTGAGAACACATGACGTAACGCCCACGCTCACCTCCAGCCTCGACTGCGCGCAGCTGCCGGCCGGAGCATGGCCCGAATCACCGCCCGATCGATCCGATCGCAGGTCGCCTCGTCGTAGAACTCCACACTCCGCTCGTCGCCGGCCTTGAACGACCGCCACCAGACCCGCCGAACGTCCGCCGGCAGTTGGTAGATCCTCTCGACGTGGAGGTGCGCCGCGAAGCGTCGGTGCAGTTCGGCAGCGACCGGCAGCATGGAGAGCCCGAGGACGATGTGCTCGAGCTCGTCCAACGTGACGTCGAGCAGAATGCTTTGGTTCACGGTGTCGGCTCGTCCCATTCCGCGTGGACGCCTGGTCGCAATTCCGGCGGCGGCAGGGGCTTGGCCTCGAGGGGCGTCGCCGGATGCACCGGACACGTTCGACGATTTGCCCACCAAGAGCAGCAGTGCCGACACCACAGCCACCGCGGAGTGACCACCGCCTCGAGTACCGGCGGCGCACCAACTCCGAGTAGCTCCTCGCACCAGCGCACAATCCGATCCGCCGAGACGCCGAGCACGCCGTCCCACCGGCCGACGTAGTCCGGGCCGGCGCCGCGCGAGGGCGAATGGAACGACACCTGTCCTGTGCTGATGTCGACGTACAGGATCCAGGCGTAGCCCGCCGTGTGGTCGTCGTGCTGCCACCCGTACCTCACGCCCAGCGCTGGAGCGTGTTGCGCGAGGATGGCGCAGAGGTTCGACATCGCCCAGCCCTTCTTGTCGTAGGCCATGGCCTTGTAGCTGCCTCTCCCCCGCACGCCACCGCGATACACCTTCGCGCGCGACGATGACTTCTGCGCCCTGAACAGGTTGACGGCGAGCTCGCCGGCCGGACCCATGGCGGCGAGGCGTGCATAGAGCGCCTTCGTAGCCTCGCCGTCCGAGCCGTCGTAAATCGCCTGCACGTTCACGGTTCGCCCATCCACTCTTGGCAGAGTTTCAAGTGCTCGTCGTCGCCGGAGTCGTGACAGAATCCGCCGCCGGTTTCGAAACACATGTGACAGAGCGGCGCGCCGCAGATGCAGTGATCGGTACCCGCGCGGCCGCAGTCGGCGCACGCGCTATCCCAATCCTCGTCCTCGTCACCATAGGGCCCGTCGAACTCTCGACATTCACAGACGTGATCCGGTAGTCCGCAATACGGGCACCAGTGCGGCGATGGCTCGTCGTCGTCGATGTCTGGGTCATCGTCGTCGCTCATAAGCCATCACGCCTCTGCGCTCTCGCCACTGCCGCCGGCGCCAACGTCCGCGTCCTCCTCGTTGTCGTCCTCGGGCTTCTTTACGCGAACCTTGACCGTCTCTTCCTCGGCCACGATCTCGATCGACACACCGTCGCGCTGGTACGTCTGCTTGCCGAACTTCTTCATCAGCCGGAGCAGCGTCGCCTTCAGACCGACCTCTTCGACGTTCAACGCCATGCGCTGATCGCGGATATCGGCATACGCCAGCGCCGCGTCTTCGAGGGGTTGAATAGCGCTGTCCTCCATCCCCGGCAGCGCGGGAGTCCGCGCGCGCCGGGGCGCCGCGGCCTTCGCGCGCTTGACCTTGTGCCGGTTCTTCGATGCGCCTGCGGATTTGGCTTTCTTCGTCTTCGCCATCTGTCCTCCTGACTCAATCTCGACGCTGTGCGCGTCGACCTCGCTGAACACCGGGCGCCCATCGATCACCTCGGACGAGCGCGAGATCGGGATCTCGACGCGCATCACCGCGCCACCATCGACTCGCGAGCGGTGACCGGCGCAATCGGCCGGAGCGTGCGCGGCACCAGGCGCCAGCCGTGGCAGTTGTGGTCGCCGCAGCTGCACGGCGCAATCTCGTACGGCCAGACGTAGACGGAAATCCGATTCCGCCGCAGCCATCGGGTGAAGTCGCCGCGCGTCATCAGCGTCCGTGGCGCCGGTCTCAAGCCAGGCATCAGCGCGCCGCCTCGATCAAATCGGTGGGCGGCACGCGGACCTCGAGCCGCCGGCTGTATTCCGCCAGCAGCAGTGCGTCGGCGATCGCGTGCGTCACCTTGAAGTCAGGAAACAGCTGCTGGGCCCGACGCTTCGTGATGTTCTTGTCGCCTCTCGAGAGGCAGCCCATGACGCCTTGCCATTTCGCCGGCACGACCTGGTCGAATGGGATCCGCGCCGCGGTCAGGGCCATCAGTAGCGCGCCGTAGCCCTTGCCGAATGTGAACGCTGACACAACGCCCATCTGCGGTGACGAGTAGACGCGCTCGAGCGTGGCGCGAGTCTTCGAGTCGTCCGTCGGCGCGAGCGGTTCGAATACGTTCAGGACGTCGCGCTCAGACGACGGCATCGGCACGGCGAACACGATCGCGCCGTGGTGAGAGACCGCGGCGATCCCGCCGGCGACGCCAGGGTCAATGCCGATGTAAATCATGCGTGCGCCTTCGTCTTTCGTCGCTGCCAGTCCTTGCTGTCCGGACAGGTGGCGAAGTGCGTCGACGACACCGACGTGTCGACCTCCTCGACGACCCGCCCGCCGATGATGGCGCCCTGCACGCTGGCGGGCCTGATGGGACGGTCGAACGGATGCCGCTTGCCGCTCGTGAGCTCAGCCCACTCGATCGAAGCACCGCAGGATCGACACGTCCCAGGCGCGCGGGAATCCTGGTAGATCTTCAGAATCGGCATATCTAGGCTTCCTTCGATGCGGCGGCGGCGAGGCTATGCTCGAGATCGCGCGCGCATTCTTTCGATTGCTTGATCATCTCGACGACTCTCGGCTCGTCGCTGCAGTCTTCGGCCCACCAGCGGAGTAGTTTGATCGCTTGCTTGGCCGCGCCGGCGTTCACAATCACGCGGTTGACGGAGAGCTTTCTCGCGGCACGCTTGGTCTTCGGCATCAGCCCTCCTGTCCTGGCTCACGCTCAACGCCCACCAACACCGCGACCGCGCGCGCCATCGGCGAGCATCGCGGCACGCTCGCATAGAACGCTGCTCGAGCGGCATACCAGCGACGGAGCTCCTCGCCGTGCGCCCAATGGCCGACGACGATCACGCGGTTGCGCTCGTTGTCCAGTGCGCGCTCCGCCCGCCCGTCGTCGAGGAAGTCCGGCACGAATCGCAACGACCGCATCGTGACCGCGGCAGCCTGGCACATGAGGCAATCGCATGGATCGTCCTGGTAGTGCAGGCGTTCCGCGCGGTGATAGTCGACGAGCTCGTCGCGGCCCATCACACGGCAGTCGGGATCGCCGCCGCCAGGTGCGCCCGGGAGCGCCTTCAACCATTCGGCAACGGTCGGAAACTTCTTGCCGGTGTTCAGGCACGCGGCCGCCGCCGCGAGTACCTCGTGCAGCTCGATCGCCTCGAACGCTTTGAAATAGATCTGCAGCAGCTCGTCCTGCTGCACGGGCTTCAGCTTCAACCGAAACCCGACGGTGAGGCGCCGGAAGGCGCGGTCGAACACGGGCCGATCGTCGGCGTGCATCAGTCCAGCCCGTGTTTCTTCAGCAACGCCTGTTGCTCTGAACTGATACTGCCGCCGGCCGGCGCGGAGGCGGCGCGCCGTGCAGCGCGTCCGCCCGGAGCGACCGGACCTGTCCTCTTCGAAGTACCCCGATCTCGGGCCGACGCGCGCGCACTAGGCGCGCGCTGCGCCCTAGAAGTAGAAGTAGAAGTAGAAGTACTAGCCGACGGGCCGGGCCCGTTATTTTTCCGGGCTGAGCCACTGGCTGGGCCCGGTAATTTACTGGGCTTCTCGCGTGGGTGGATGTGCTGGTATTTCAAGAAGTTAACGACTTGGATCACTGGCCCTACCGGTGTCTCGTACCGCAGAATCCGGCCACACGCGGCGAGCTCGGAGATGGCCCGCGCGGACGATCTTTGGTCCAACGGGAGCAGTGCTCCGTCGATCGCTTTATAGTTTTCTAATAACCGGCCTTCCCGGTCCGCCAAGAGCCAGAGGCCGACGAAAATCAGCCGGGTGAAGTCCGGCAAGCTGGCCAACGTGGCGTCGCTGAAAAACTCTGGATGGAGCAGGCGAATCCGCACGTTGGTTACTCTCTCCGTCCGTGTGTGCCGTCGGTGCCGTGGTGCTCGATCAACCATTGCCGGCTGACCTTGTCGCCCTCGTACGGCTTCGATCGACCCGTGAGGACTCTCACGATCACGGCGACGATGAGCACCGCCCCGAGAATGCCCCAGGCGATCACGCGGTCCTCGCGGCTGGCTGGCTGCTTTTCAGGCGCTTCATGCGCGCCTCGTAGGCAGCGCGGACGGCCGTCATCGTCTCGGCCGGGAGCTTGGCCTTCGCCAGCTCGCGGCCGACGGCGAGCAGCTCGTCGCGCGAGCGCGCGTCGGCGATCTTCGTGCGCCACTCATCGACCGCCGGTGACTCGGCAGCCGGCGCGGCGCCGCCCTTCGCCCAGGCGGCCAGGCGCGCGCCAGACTGCTCCGTGATCGGTTGGTCGAGTGGGAACAGCTCGCGATGCTGGCGCTCGAGTTTGATCGGGTTCGGGTAGCCCGGCTTGTCGGCCATCAGCAGAAAGCTGGCGCTCAGCTCGTACGGCAGCGACTTTTCACAGATCGGAATCCACCCGTGCAGGCCGGTCAGGGATTTCTTCTCGACGATCTCCATCTTGCCGTCGGCGCCGCGGACCATCTCGATCTTCGGCTCGGCCCGGAAGCAGAGAATCAGGTGGGCCCGGACCTGCAGGAGCCGCTGCACCATTTGCTTGTGCGACATCTTCGGTTTGATCCACGCGGCCATCTTGCAGGCCTCGCGTTTCTTGTAGTCGTCCTTGGCCATGCGCGTGAGTTCGTCCTCTTGCCAGTCGAGGATGCCGCCCTCCCCTGCCCACTCGTGCGAGGCGCTGTCGACCACGATGACTGGATACTTCGCCGCATCGGCGGCAGCGATCGCTGCGGCGTAGGCGTCGGGCCTGAAGGGCGGTTTCAGATCACCGTGGTCGAATCGGAATTGTTCGGCGTAGTGCTTCGCGCGGCCGGCCTCGGTATCGATGACCGCGAATGGCGTGTCGCCGGCGATGCCCTTCGCCAGGCGCATCGCGGTGTAGGTCTTGCCGCTGCCCGTGCCCCCGGAGAGGCCGAGCAAGAGGCTGATGTTCTCGCGCACGGCGGGCCGGAATATGAACGCCATCAGCCCTCCAGACATTCGAAGAGCGACGGTTCCCGATCAGGCTCGGTGTCCTCGTCGTCGGGCAGAGCCTTCGTCGGCTTCGGTCGACCGCGCAACGCACCACGCCGCTTCGTCGGCTCACCGAGCAGCGATTGCCTCAGCGCGTCGTAGCCACCGAACCCGCCGTCCTCCAACACTCGGCACATGGCGTCGACGACTGGAATTCCTTCTGGCGTCGTCATCGACATCATGCCGGGCACGTTCTCGAAGACGACGGCCTTCGGATGGATCTCGATCACGAGCCGGAGAAATTCAAAGACCAGACTGTTGCGCGGGTCGAGGACGTTGCGGCGGCCGCAGAAGCTGAATCCCTGACACGGCGGACCACCGAACACGCAGTCGACCTCGCCGCGCTGCATTCCGAGCGTGTCGAGAATTTCCTTCCCTGTGATTGTGCGCGCGTCCGCTATCCAGAAGTGCTCGCAGCCGAGGCCGTGCGCCGGGCGCTGGTTGATCTCGGCGAGGTAGTCGTTGTATTTGCCGTCGTAGCCGATGCCCTCGTGCGCCCCGGGCGGGCAGTCGCACTGGTCGAAACACGAGATCCAGCCAGAGCCCGCGACCAGCGGTTCGATCACGCGCTGCACCTTGCGGTGCTTGCGTTTCTTTTTGCCACGCTTCTTCCGGCCGTGCGACCGCTCCGCTGCCGTGAGGCCCATCCGTTTTTCGAGATGGCGCTCGAACCCCTCGCGACGCTCGGCGCTGTCGAAATGAATCTGCACACCGGGCCGCGCGAGGTTGACCATGTAGGTGACCGCCGCGTCGAAGGAGAACTCGAGCGCCGCGATGACGTGCCAGCCGCCCTGGTGCATTCCGCACGACATGCCGCCGCATCCGGCGAACAGGTCAATCCCAATCGGACGCGGCGGCTCGATGACGTAGTCGGGCACGATCAGTCCCGACGAATGCTCGGCCCAGCCACCGATCGGCGTTTCTGGTTCTAGGATCATCAGCAGTTCCCGAAGGCCAGGACGCCGATCAGTGCCACGACGAGCAACGCGGCGAGCACCTCGGGCATCGGGATCTGCGGGTGGTCGTCCATCACTGCATCTCCCGTTCGAGCCACCACGCCTCGTGCCACGGCGGCACGGTCGCGTAGCAGGTTCGCCGCGCATAGCCCGGCCAGTCGCCGTCCTCGAGCGATGCACGCCACGCCTCGAGCGCGTACAGGCATTTCTTCTCGGCGATCATGAGTGCGTCGGAATTGAGCGAGATGACAGACAGCGCGTAGGGTGGATAGGTTTCCTGAACCGCGAACCGAAAGGTACCCTCGAAACCGGTCAGCTGTTTGAGCCCGCGCAGATACCACGCCGCCTGCAGGTCGAAGCCGGTCGAGAACATCGTCCGCGTCCAGTCGTCCGGGTTCGCGCTGGCGCTCGTCGACTTGTAATCGTCGATCGCCCACTGCGCGAAGGGCCCCGGGTCAGGCCGCAGCCAGTCGACGCGCGCCCGGCACCAGATGCCGTCGTCCTGCCAGATGAGCGTGCGCTCCGGCTCCCCGGCGGTGAACATCTTCGCGCCGCCGTCCTTGTGACGATCGAGCTGCACCCGTGCGGCGGTGACCATCGCCTGTACATCCGCCCATACTCTCGCGAGCAACGGCGTGCGGCCCTTCAAGCGCGCGGCGTCGCGGGCCTCTTTTGCCGCATTGGTCCGCCAGTCCTTCGCGTCGACGATCTCGACGGCCGCAGTCCCTTCCAAGAGGACGGCGTGCGCGGCGGTACCGATGTCGAACTTCTCAGCCTCCTCTTCGACGGCCGCGGGGTTCAGCCGGGGATGCGCCTGGCGCGCGTGCGCCGGGGACGAGAGACAGATCAACTTCGCGATCGACGAGGAGAGCGACGGCTCCGGGCAGGGATCTTGATGATAGACAGCCGCCGGCAGATCGTAGATACCAGGTGCGAGGACAGTCGGGGCCTTCGCCATGGTTAGAACTCCGTCGCCATGGCGCGCCCGGCCTCGCTCTCAACGAACCGATCGGCGCAGTCCGCGACATCGCAGAAGCCGCATTCCTTCTGACTCGGCGTGGTCGCTAGCCGCTCGCCGGCGATCGTGCGCAGGAGCTTGTAGATCGCCTCGGCCCGCGCCGGCGTGAGCTCCTCACGCTCGACGGGGACCCGATGGCTCTTGTAACAGACCTCGCCGCGGATATTTGTCAGGCTCTCCCGGCAGCGCGGCAGCACGACCATGTAGACGAGGACCTGCCAGAGATCGCTGTGCCGCTGCTGCCCCGTTTTCCCGTCGACGACGAGCGTCTCGCCAGGGCGCACGGCGACGATATCCGGCTGGCCGGCGAGGATGGCGCTCTTGCCGAAGAGTTGAAACGCGTTCTGCCGCTCGAGGGTGACCACCCAGCCCTCGAGACGGAGCTCCGCGGCGCGCGTCTGGACGAGCGCATCGTGCTCCGTCGTCCAGGCCGCGAGATTGAAAGTGGTATCCGGCCGCTTGTCGTACCGAAAATGCGCCTTCAGCCATGGCTGATAGAGGCACTGGCCTTCGCCGGCGAGAATCTTCGTGAGCCAGGTGACCCAGACGTACGGGAGGCCTGGGCGCTTTGTGGTGGCCATGGCGGCTTACCTCTTCACCCGGGAATGGAGCTCCAGGTGGGCACGCCGTACCGCGTCAGATCGGCAGCGGCTGTCGTCCAAATCGGCGTCCGGCTTTGGGTCTGGTTCGTCGACGGTGAACTTTCGCGCCCCGCCGAGGAACGCCAGGGCCAGCGCGATGCCGACCAGCACGCCGACGATCGCGACGACGCCGATGTCGGCCACGTCGATCGTGGGGATCTCGATCGGCGGTTGCAGGGTGAAGGCGAAGGCGAGGGCCATCTCAGCCCTCGAGCTCAGGCTTGGTCGCGAGCAGCGGTTCGTCGCACACCCACTCGAACTCTTCGACCTCGTGTTCAGGCTTCGCCGGTTCGATCCGCCGGCCGGTGATCACCTTGCGGCAGATTTCCCCGCGCTCAACGTACACGTCGTAGACGTGGCCGCCGTCGAACGTCGTCTTGATCGAGAAGTAATCGCCGCCGTTGAAGTCCTTCTCCCAACGCACACTTGGCGCCGCGCGCATGATGGCGACCAGCCGCGCCTTACTGCCGGCAGGGATCAAATGATTCTCCTGGCCTGGACACGGCAGGTCCGGATGCTGTTCGATGAACGCCGCGAGTTGACGAAGCCCGTTCACGTACGCGCGCCGCGGGTCGGTCGTCTCGTTTGGTTGTGTTACGCTGCTGTCAGTCGGTGTCATGCGAGCCTCCACTTCGCTGATGCTGCGGCCCGCGTGCTAGCGCGGGCCTTCGTTTTCCTACCGAGCAGCGCGCCGCGCGATCGAGAGCGGCTGCCGGTTCCACTCGCCGTTCAGATACCGGTCCACCAGGTCGGCGCGATAGCGCACTCGCCGGCCGAGGCGTGGCCGGAGCTCCTCGAGGAACGGCAACTTCCCCTTCCGCTTCAGCGTGGTGAAGGTGGTCTTCGACATCTGGAGCTTCTTGAGCAGCTCCGGGACCGTGTAGCAGCGCGACTCGCTCATGCCGCCGCCCGGGCTTTGCGGCGAATCCGTCGCCGTGGGTCGGGCCCGAAGCGCAGCGCGCGCGGGTCGACGGCGACGGCCGTCGCCAATGCCAGCAGAATGGCGGCGCCGGGGTTCGTCGTCGTGCCGTTCTCCAGCCGGCTGATGTTGTTCTGCGAGACGCCACTCTTGGCGGCGAGCTGCGCCTGGGTCAGGCCGAGGCGCTCGCGTTTAGTGACGAGATAGATAGCCTTCATGTGAAGACGGATGCTACTTCCCTAAAGGGATAATCTGTCAAGGATGTGTAAAATCCCTAAGAGATTTGGCCTGTCAGGCGTAGGCGAATTCTGAAATTGCGAAGTCTATCCTGATTAGGATATATTGCGCCCGTGGATTGGGAGCTGATTCGGAGTCATTACGCCCGGTTGCTCGCCGACGCGCGGCGGGCCGGCGTCACGCAGGAATCGGTCGCGAAGGCCGGCGACCTCAGCGGCCAGAATGCGATCTCGAAGCTGCTGGCCAACCACAATCTCGGGCCGTCCGTGGAGACGTTCATCAAAGCCGTGAAGGGCCTCGGCAAAGAGGTCTCGGTGTTCTTCGCCGAGATCGAACACGCCGCCGCGCCGCCAACAGACAGACCGATCCTCGATCGCATCGTGGACCTGGAGCTGGCACTCGAAGCCATCGCCTCGTCGTCGCAACCTACGTTGTCGTCGTCGTCGCTGGCACTCGGCGCACATGCGTCGCCGGGTGCCACGCACAGGAGGCCGCATGGCGCTACTTCCGTTTCAGGCTCACCATCAGGCGTCATCAACAACCACATCTCCACCGTCGACCGATTCGATATGCAGCAGTTCGAGGCGGCTGTCGGATCGCGCATTGACGTCCTCGCTCATCGACTCGAACGCCTTACTGATCATCTGGAAAAACGTCGCGACGCGAATGGAGCAGCTGATTCTGGAGCGCCCACATCACGCGCGCGTGCTCATCGTCGGTCTCGCAAGACTGCTTGACCTCACGGCGTCGACGCGGTGGGCAAGGCCGAGGCCCTGTAAGGCTGAACGCGACCCGCGCAACTCCGACTGGTTCTGGCTCACTCGAAAAGCAAAGGGCACCGATGGCGAACACTGATCACAATCCGGATCTGGGGCCGCTCAGCCGCATCACGGCCGATATGCTTGCCGAGCTCCGGGAGCTGGTGGCGGCCGGCGCGGGTCACGACTGCGACGAATTGCTGACCGAGAGCGGCGTCTGCGCACTCTGCGATCGCGGCAACCCGAGGCGGTGATGGCCATCAATGAATGGGCGAACGAAGACCCACGCGGGAAGCTAAACATCCCGCCCGAACGGCTCCAGACGCAGAAGTACCGATGGTCCGCGAAGGATATGGGTTTGAAGGGGACGTGTGCGGAGTTCGAAGTGCTGCTCGTCGGCCTCCGAATTTCGGACGCACTCGTCGACACATCCGAGGTCGTGATGGGCACCGTCTTCAAACGACGCGTGACACACCGCAACGAACTCCACCTGATACATACACCGGTCGTGATCTTTCCAATGAACGTGGACGAATGAAGGAGGGCACATCTATGAGCGACTACACGAAGAGGGCGCACGCGATGCAGTCAGGCGTGGCCATGAAAATGAACTACGACGCGAGCGAGACATCGCCGAAGCATTTGCGGGTCGGCGTGAATTCCGCGATGTGCGACCACGCCGCGCTCGTCCGATTGCTCTTGGAGAAAGGCATCATCAGCCAGGAGGAATACGAACGGGCGATCACCGAGGAGATGGGACGAGAAGTCAGACGCTACGAGCAGTGGCTATCCGACTATCTGACGGCATTGAGCCCTCAAGACAACCCACCGGCGAAGATCACGCTTGGATGACGAAGGAGTGAAACGATGGCTCGTAGGCTAACAGGTGTCACTCGCCGCGGGAATAAGCGCCGCGTATTTGTCCGCGTCCATCCAGGCCCAGGCGGGTTGAAGAGCACAACGTTTGACCTCGACGCCACGCCCGCCAAGATGCAAGCGTGGCGCGAGCTCCAGGTGGGAAAGTACGGCAAGCGCCGGCCGCGCGCGGCCGGGTCATTCGCGGCGGACGTCGAGACGTTTCTCGCGAAGCCGGAAATCGCGGCACAGAAGTACGTCGGGCATCTCCGTGCCTATCTCGAACTCTGGCTCGAGGCCCTTGGCCGTGACCGGCCGCGCTCGAGTATCGAGAAGGACGAGATCGAAGCGGTCATCCAGGGCTGGCTGAAGCTATTCGCGGAACCGACCGTCTACCACCGGCGCGCGGCGCTGGTCTCGCTCTTCACCGTGCTCGATGGCCCGGGTGCAGCCAACCCCGTCAAAGAAACGACGTGCCCGAAGTCGTGGATCCCGGCGGACCATTCGGTACCGTTCGCCACGCTGCGCGCGATCGTCGATGCAATGCCGGCCGTCCGGTATGTGAAGAAGGGCATCACGCAATCATCGGCCGCGAAGCTCGCCTGCGGCGTCATTATCGCCGTCGGTCTCCGTGCGGTGGACTTGCTGAAGGTGAAGCTGCGCCACTTCAGAGTCGGCGTGGACGGTCGCCGCGAGTTCTTGTGGCCGGCGAGCGAGAAGGGCAAAGGTGTCACCGCGAAGTGGACGCCGCTGTCAGCGGAAGGCGAGGCAGGCTTCGATGCCTACATCGCCGCCGGAATGCCGCCCTTCAAGCCAGAAGCGATCAGCCATTCATTCAAGCGGGCCGCGCGCCGCATTGATGGACCCGACACGCCGGTCCATCTTTACTCGATGCGCCACAGCATCGGCGCCGATACGTATCGCGTGAAGGGAGACCTGGCGACCGTCGGCCGGATGCTGAATCACGCGCCCGGCTCGAGGGCGACGGCGCAGTACGCGCTCGGCGCCCACGCGGAGGTGGATCGAGCGGCCGTGGACGCGGTCAGCGCGGCGCGGGCGGTACCGCCGCCGGTCCCAAAAGTTACCCCAAAAGTTACCAGCGTCTCGAAAGTGTTGCACGATAAGCGGTTCCGGCGCGGGGCATAAGCTTCCCAAGCCTCGGACACGGGTTCGATCCCCGTAGCCCGCTCCACTCATCAAAGCACGTAAACATTGGCTGAATTGCTCAGAAAATCATCTCGCCGGGCCCGCCAGCCACAGATCGCGGCGGGCCCATTCGTGCCCACAAAGGACCGTTCGACGGTCACAAAAGTTACCAGAAAAGTTACCAGGCTCTGGGGCAGTCATCGCTCGCGCGAGCGATCCGGAGCGTGGACCGGATGAGCGACACCTCGCCGAAGGACCAGGCTGCCCTCACGCACAACGCGTCGGCTGCGCCGGTGCGGCAACCGCAGCCCGGCGAGCTCCTCTTCGAGTTCTATCGCGAGCGTGATCATTCGCGCTGGCGCTGCGAGCTCCGTGACCACGGCGCCGTCTACGGCGTCGAAGCGCAGTTCTTCCGAAACGAGGTGCTCGAGATCGGCCGGCGGTTCGACCGGCGAATGGATCCGACGCGGCCGCCGCGCGAGCTCGCGATTCAGTGGGCCGAGGAATGGCGGAAAGCGATCGCCAGCGATCGCTGACACATGGGGGGGTCAGGGGTTCAATTCGCGCTTCTTGCGTAGTTCGTCGAGTGCGCCGTCAACGATGCTTTCCAGTGCGTATACGACGCCCGCTTCTTCGAGCGCCAGGATTTGGAGCTTGTTCGCGAGACTGAGCCAGGCGGACTTCGCGGACGATGGCTCGCCCAATGGCATGCCCGACTTTCGACCACGCTTCTTCGTCGTCCGGCGCCTGAATGGGAACACCGAGGCCATGTGGTACCTGTTCTTGGGGTGCCAAATTGTGCCCTTGTGTCGCCCCGGGTTTCAATGGCGAATTCTGTGATCGTTCGATTTGGGCGAAAAACATCGAGACTGGCATGCCGGTCCAGTTTTGTAATCCTTCGACCGCCTTTACGAATGTCAGAACCTGCGGGCCGAGCGAGGCGTCGTCTGAGTTCAGGAGTCGCGAGATATCGTTTTGGCCGACGCCGCCAGCCTTCGCGACCTTCGCCTGTGTCGCCCCGCGCTTCCTAGCGTCCTTGAAGGCGCGTTCGTAGGTCGCTCGGATGTGCTTCCATTCCATCGCCGTCACCGAGTATATCGGTGGGGCAACTGGCTAGATTTTTGAACCCTGTATAGGATACGGCCGATCTAGGAATCTTCGTGCACTTTCGCGCAGATACGCTACGGCGGTTATCCGAATGGGGATTGCCTGCTGTAGCTATTTGTCGAGCCGACGGTGTACGCTCTCTCTGACGTCCGCGTTCGGCCACCCATCGCGCCCAGTTTCGAAAGGTCGTCCATGAAGAACCTGATTGCCGCGCTCGCCTTCCTGTTCGTTGCCGCGCCGCTCGTCGCCCTCGACAAGCCCATCGCGATCTTCGTGACGTCAGACGGGGCCGCCAACGGGTTCACCGACCCGAACAAAGGCAACCAGGACACGATGAAGGATTTGCGCGGCAGCCTGAAGGGCCGCAAGTCCATCGCGCTCGTCGACACCCGAGAGGCCGCTGACATCGTCCTGGTCGTCATGAGCCGCGAGAAGGCCCAGATCACGGCCGGCCTGCTCGGCGATCCCGCTCGTGATGTCACCGTCCGGATCAAGTTCGTCTATGCGGGCACGGAAACGGAGATGTCCGCCTCCGCCCAGGGCGGCGCAATGATGAGCGGCGGCGCCTGGGGACGAGCCGCGGGAAAAGTGGCCAAGCAGGTCGAGCAGTGGATCGAGACCAACCGCGCCAAACTCACCGAGGTGCGCTGACGGGCTCACCCCCACCAGCAGTAACCGAGCAGGAACAGGATCACACCGATCGCCGCGATCCCGACCGTCCGCGGGCTCATGGTGTCGGCGGCTTCAGCGTCGCCTGTACGTCGTCAATCTGATCGGCCAGATCCTCGACTGCTTGCGCGTCCCGCGCTTTTTGGCGGGCTGCCTTCCGTTCGCGACGACTAGGCCACGGCCGGCTGGTCTGTGCGACCGCCTGCTGTTCATGTTCGGTACAGCAATACGCGGGGACGTCGCCGGAGGGCAGACGCCGGCGGTCGAATCGCCGACCACAGGTCTTACACGTGTAGATCATGGTCCGATGACCTCCCACCCCATCAGGCCCGGCCGTCATGCGCGAGGCTGTAGTGGTTCCCATCCCCGAACCGGCCGCCCCATCGACAAAGAGGATGCAACAGTTCCCAGAACTCGCCGAGCGGTTGATGCGCCTTGTTCGATGACAAATAGCGACCGTCCTTGAACAGGTTCAGATCAATCGCGAGGCGCACCGTGTGCAGTGACTTGGCGATGCCGAGCCCGAGTTTCGCGAGCCGCGCCGCTTCCTCTGGCGACCGGTAGGCTTCGCCGAACGTGACCTGATAGCCAGACTCCACTGCGAACTCAATCAGGCCGGGCACCAGTTCCGCGAACAGGCTTTGTTTTTCTCTCAGTGTCACAGCGGTCCACCGAAAATCAAATGCCACCCGAAGACGACGAAGGCGCCGAGCGCCGCCCATTGCCAGCGACGATGCCCGCGCATCAACTTCTGAATGCGCTGCGAAATCGTGCGGCGTTTCGTCTTCACCGCCCACCATTCGAAGATCGCCGCCGCGACAAAGAGCCAAACGATCATCACCGTGGCTGCCGTCAGATTCCGTGACGGTAACGGCTCCGGCTCCACGACGATGGCCGCACACTCAGGCTGCATCACTCGCTCCGGGCAAACAGCGCCGACACCGCGTTGAGCACGACGACCACGAGGATCACGGGCGAGATGATGATCAGCACGATGATGTTCACCATGCTAGACTCGCCAACCATGACTGAGTTCCAGCCCCAACTGAGACTGACTGCTTGGCCCGTGGCGCTGCAGTGTCCGTTACGCATGGGTGTGGCACTGAGCCTCTATGCGTCATGGACGGATGTGCCTGAATATTGGCCGTGCAGTTGCGGAGCTCGCCACCCCAAGCACCCTAAGCTCATTTCCGAATCCTGATGAACTCGACCCGTCCATCCGGCAGCGTCATCCGATAGACGCGGAGTTCGTCTGGCCGTTCGTCCGCGATGACGTGCGAGTAGCGCCCGTCCTGAAATTCCAGATTGAACTTGCGAGCGCCAGCGACGTGCGCCTGCGCGCCGGCGAGACTGGCGCCCGTCCAGAGCGTGCTGGACTTGCCTTCCGGACTATGGAAAGCCGAGCCGCCGACCAGCCCTGAGCAGCCCCACGACGCATCGTGAATGTGATTCGGGTTGCCGTCTTGATCTGGAAAGCGCGTGTTCTCGTTCACCAGCACCGGCACGCGCGACGGGACGATCTTTCCTTCGGCATCGCCCTGCGAGAATTCGCGGCCGTTATGACCGCCTTTGCGCCACCACTCCGGCGCGCCGTTCGTGTGGAACGTTTCGTAGTTCCACCACGGCCTGACGGGTTGCGCCTGCGAGCCATTTGATCCATGTGAGCAGAGCACACCGGAAATCGGCATCAGGCCAGCGAGCGCGTCCAGTTTATTGATCGGCTGGTTGGCTTCGTTGACGACTTCGAGCAGGATGTTCGTGATCGGCCGCGCGACGCCGCCGACCGACAGCCAGTGGACCGTCTGGTCCTCGCGGCGCGGCATCGCCATCGTCGCATCCGCAAACACGGTGAATTCCACATAGAGGCCGAAGCTCGCGCAGCTGTCGCAGAACGGACCGAGCTCGTCGTAGAACTGCGGATGCTCGCGGGGATAGAGATGGAACATCCCGTGGCACATGCCGAGGACGCGGACCATGTTGAAGCCGAGCGCGGCGCGCTGGTCGAGCACGGGCCGGATATCCTCGAGCCGCAGATACCGGTGATACAACTGAAAGTCGGTGCATTCGATGATGGTCCACCGTTCGCCGGTCTCCCGGGCGAAGCGGTCGCCGCGCACGGTCAAGCGCGGCAAGGATTCAAAAGGGGGCGGCCCCGGTTCTGGAATCGGCAGCGGGACCGGCCCACGCCAGTGATCGCCAGGCTCGAGGATGTACCAGTTGTCGTTGCCCGGCAGGCCCTTGACGTAGACGCGCTGCCCGACGAAGCACAAGAGGCGGCCGACGCCGCGATCGACGTGGATCGCGGTTTCGCCGTTGGGGCCGAGTCCCCACGTGCGGCCTTGCGCATCGACGATGGAGGTGCCGAACGTGCCGTCTGGGGAACTCATGGCGTGTCCTTCATGGCCTCTCTCGCCCGCCCTTTCCGTCGGACCGCGCGACCGAGCGCACGGTTTTTAGCGAACTCCCGCGCCACCTTACACGCTCGGCATTGCCGCCCGCCGTCGGCCAGGACATACGTGTTCGCTGCGGTCCACACATGCCCACGGTGACAGCTCTGGCTTCTCATGGCACCACGCCGCAGATCACCAGCGGTTGCCACTTGGCCGCCGTGCCTAGTTGCGCCATTACCGATACACCTTCAACCCCGAAGGCGCAGCGCCCACGACTCCGGGTCGCGTAAAAGGGGGCGAGGGCAGACTGTCAGGCCCCGTCCCCGCACTGTTCAGCGCCGCGATCCGTGCGAAATAGATGCCCGTGCTGAATGGCAACGCGAGCAAGGGCCCCGTCCCAGGATCGGTGTAGAGACAGACCTTGCCGACATTCGCCGGATCGTCGAACACGACTGTCGTCGGGTTAGCCACGTTGGACGTATCCGGCGGGGGCGTCTGGTTGCACGTAAACGACGACGCCGGCAGCGTCGTGGTCGTCAACGGTGTGGTCGCACCTTGATTGAAAATCTTCAAGGTGTAGCCGGAGACGGGCGGCGGTTGCGCGGCCAGTGTCGCGGCTACCAGGCACAAGGCCACGATCAGGATCAGTCTTGTCATGCAGCAGACCTCGGTGGAATCGTCGGGGTTGGAGGATAGAAAACGTACGAGCAGACAGTGCAATGAATCTTGCCGCCTTGGAGTCGTTCCAGCGTCAATGCCGCGCCGTTCATGAGGTCGAGCGCGCCGCATTTGGGACAGGTCAAGGGCACATGGTCCGGCGCGTGCGCGTTCGCCCAGTTGCTCTCGGTCATCGTGGCCCCGCCGTGTCCCCGCCGATGCCCCCGCTCTTCGTGTGATTGGTCCGCTGAAAGTACGTCCCGACGACGAGAAAGAACGTGTTGCTCAAGAGCGTGAACGCCAAGAGCTTCAGTTCGGTCGTCCCATAGAAAATGATCCAGGCGCAGACCACCAAGACGACCCACGTCACCGACAGCGAAATCCATTGTTGGGTGGTTTCCCATTTGACGTTGATGTGCCGCTGCCCCGCCGAGACGCGGTCCTGTTCTTCGGTCGTCTGCGGGGGAGCGGTTCGCGCCGCCAGCCGGACCGAGGCGGTCTGCCGGTCTTGTTCCTCGGTGGTATTCGGGGGAGAGGCGCCCGCGCTCGACCCCGGCGCGAGCGTCACCGGAATCGGATTCGGACTCGCAATTGAGACCGCGATGGGGTCGTCAGCCACAGCGCCACATCATCAACAGCACCATGATCAGCACCAACAGGACATAGAGCACAGACCGCGCCACGTCGGAGTCCGTCACACCAGCAACGTGAGCGTCAACGCCGCGAACGCGAAGCAGTCGAACCGGAACCGGCTACCGGTCGGACATGCCGCGATGATGAAGCACACGAACGCGACGAGATAGAGCACCGTATGCGGAGTCAGCATCGTTCAGTCCTTTCAGGGCAGCGCCCGATAGATGGTTTTCCACACCGCGAGGCCCGCCGCGAATTCCGGCGCGGTTGGGTTCCGTCCGAGGTTCAGCCGGAGCGCGTAGTAGACGTTGGCCGCGATCGCCCGCTGCCCACCATCCCGATCCGCTTGCGAAGAAATGATCGCCGCCGCATCGGCGCTGGCCTCCGCAGGCGTCACTGGAACGACAACGCTATTGACGGCGTCCCATTTGTCGCGCGCCGGATCCGGATGGTGGTCGGCGAACAGCGCAAGTGCCTGCGTACCGGCGTCGAACGTCGGCGCATAGTACCCGCCGTAGAGAAACCGGCCGGTCGCTTTGTCGTAGACCCAGGTGCTGATCGCCATCTCAGTTCAACCAGTCGTACGAACTGACCCACACTTGGCCGTTGGCGGCCGTCACCCATGCGTACACCGCTTGCGCCTGCGTTGGGATGTCGCCGAGATAGGTCGCCGCCCCGACGCCGGCGGCGGTATTGCCGACGACAAAGATCGAACCGCCACCGCCACGATACGTATTTAAGAAGAACCCGTCCGGCACGCCCCCAACAATCGTGAATGTCGCGTTGGTATCGTTGGCCGCGGCTATCTGGATGACGACTGGACACGGCGGGACGAAGGCCGAGCAATCAATGAGCGTGGGGACCGTGACCCCGAAGCTGCCAGACGCGAGGGCAGCCAACTGGACCACGCGGCGCTCGCGTTGAATGAACGGCTGCAGGGCATTCCCGGCCGTGTTGTAAACGTAGCCAATTTTGAGTTTCTGATCCCAGCCAGACGGCATGCTCACCGCGGTCGAGTTGACCGTGACATAAATGCGAAAGTAGAAATCCGGCCCGGCCGAAAGCACCCAGCTCGTACCGTCGAATTTGAACATGTCGCCGGTCGGGTACGGATCGGCACTCTTGGAGGACCACGCCACCTGCACCGTCGCACTGACGGCGTAGTCGGCCTGCAGCACGATGAAGTATTTCGTCGCGGCCGTGAACGACGCCGGCGTGTTGAACACGAACCGCAGCACGGTGGCGGTCGTGGCGATGTTGGCGACATTGATCTTTTGCGACGTGGCGAGCGCGGTCCCGCTGGGCAGGCCGCCACCGCTGTCGGTTTCGAGGGTGACCCAGATGTTGCCGGTCGGCGCGCCTGTCTTCACGAGTGAGAGGTCAATGAACTCGATTAGACCGGTGTTGGCCGTTTGAAAACTCTGGCCGAGTTTGATGTTCGTCGTGGCCCCTGACCGCAGGATCTGGGTGGCGTCGCTGGCCGTCTGCAGCTGATTCAGCGAATAGCCCTTGGCGCGATGCAGGAGCAGCCGAAGATCCGCCACCGCATTCGAACTCGACTTCCCAATCAGGTAGGTTTCGTACCAATTGCTCGCCACCCTGGAGCCGGTATCGAGCCCTGCCGCGCCGCTTGCCGTAATGTCGGCGACCAGCGGCAGCGTCAGGCCGGAGTACCGAGCCCCCGTGTCCATCACGATGTCGTCGAGCCCTAAGAGCGAGACCTTATTGGCCGCGACGTCGCTGTCAAGATGTGTCCGCAGGTGCAGCCCGCGAAACATGCCGGCGCGTTCTGTGTAGAGAAAATTCTCGTTGTCACGGATCTGCGCGTTCATCTGCGCGGCCGTGACCACGGTCGAGCTCCAGGTGATCGGCGAATTCCAGCTCGTACCAGTACCCTCAGTCTCTAGAACGGCGCCGGCACCGTGTTCGTGCCGAGCGTGCTCGTATCCAACACCCAGTACACCCCGTTGAATGGATCCTGCGCCGTCGTCAACGTATAGGTTCCCTGCAACTCTCCGCTCGGCGTCACGACGAGATCCACCCCGTTGATGAAGAACGCGCCGTTCACTCCCGTCACGGCTTCACGCACCGTGATGCGATCGCTGATATCCCGCGCGAGCATCTGCCCCAGCAACGTCGTGGTCTGGGCCAAGACCGTGATCGTTTTAACCTGTGCGAACGGGTTCTTGAATTTCAGCAGCAGGTAATCCGCCGCAGCTTGCCCGACCACGTCATCCGCCTGATAGGGCATGTCGAAATCCACGGCGTGCTCGCCGTAGAGCGCGATGCTGGCCGTGTCCTTCGCTTCGAGGTGGACCAGGCCACGGTCATAAATGCCGCGGCCGCGCAGCTGCAACTTGGTCAGGAACAACTTCGTGATATGGCTGTGCCAGGCGAAGAACCGTGCGCCGTTCTGGCCGACCACCAGATCGAACGACTGGTTCATGTAGGTCGTGCGGTCGTCGCCCGTCGGACTGTCACGGCTCGCGAGGTAATCCGTGTAGGGCTCCAGCGGTTGAATCGCCGTGGCCCCGATCGGATCGCCGGTGACCGGATCACGGAACTCGCCCATCAGCATCTTGCCAGGGGGGCCACCGGGCTCCACCTCGATCACGTTGGCCTGGTTGTAGACGATGGTCGTCGGGTCGGGATCAATGGTGCGCGGATGCGTGGTCGTCCGGACCGTGTTCAGAATCTCGTCCCTTGTCGAGGGCAAGGTGAGCCCTTGCAGTTCGGTATCCACCAGTGTCCACACGCTGGCCGCGGCCAACATGCGGGCGTGGCGGCCTTCGTAGCGGAGGGTGCCGTCTCGTCTGAGATAGATGTACGCGCGCTCACTCGCGGCCAGTTTGCCGAATTCCTCCAGCGCTTTCGTGTCCGCGCTCGTGTCCAGGGCCACCGGATACACGTCGGAGCCGGCATCGAACGCGAGCGCGGTCGGTTGGGACGGCATGGCCGCCAGGATCGCCGTCAGGACCTGGTCGCCGCGTTTTTCGATCTGTTCCCCGACTTCAGGCGTCAGTGACCAGCGCGCCGCCTCGTCCATCCAATCGACGACCGTCACCCGGACACGCTGCTCAATACCGGGCGCGGGTTCGACGCCATCGATGCGCCCGACGAATTGGATTCCACCGTCCAGACGAATGCGGCAGCCGATGCCGAGCCGCCATCCCGTGCGTTTGTTCGCGTGATACAGGGAGTAGTAGCCCAGGACGTGCGCGCTGTTCAGGGCGTCATTGCGGACGGCGAAGCTGGCCGTTCCGGCGCCGGCCACGGCATCGATCGGACTACTGCCCCGGATGCCGCGGACGATGGTGACCGTTTCGTCGCGGAGGACATCGGTAGAGATGTCCGTCCATCCAGCGCCGGCGCCGCTCAATTCGACGTCCACGCCAACGGTCGGTTTCACGGGATAGGTCCCCATCAGCCGGCCCGTCCTGCCAGGAGGATGGCGTCACGAAGGGCTTTCGGGAGCAGCCGCCGATCGGTCGCGAGCTCCGCGCGCAGTTGATCGAGCTTGTGCTCGAGGACCG